ACATGGACGAGGTTAAAAGGTTGCGTAATAGAAAAAACGCAATTAAAAGAACCGAAGACTACTTAAATAAAGAGCTTCTTCCTATGATAATAAATACAGCTGGTAATGACGGCGTATTTAAAACAGACACGACTAAGTATAAGTTATATCAAACTTGGGGTCCAGTGGAAGTTATAGATGAAGAATCAGTTCCAGATAACTACAAAAGATACAAAGTAGAAATCGATAAGAAAAAAGCCAGACAGGATATTATCAAAGCTGCAGAAGACGGCATGGGAATATCAGGCTTTCAAATCAAAAAAGTAGACAGAATAAGGAGGTCTTAGTGTTTAAAGTATCATATAATAAAGGCGGAGCTTTAATAACGTTGTTTAACTTTGTAGGTGTAGGCTTTGCACAGGTAAAAACTAAAAAAGAACAATCAGTTACTATAACATTAAAAATATGGAAACTACATACATTCTTAAGTTTTGCCTGGATATAGGAGGGCCAGTATGTGGCATACAAAAAGAACATAGTTAGAAGAGGTAAAGTCAAAACCTGGGAAGATAAATTCAGTAAAGTGCTCAAGAAACATCATGGGCACTTTGCTAAAAAAATATTTCATAGGTTAATGAAGAAAACCTCTACGTTAAAAGCTTCTTTAAAGAAAAGGAGTAAAGAATATGAAGTTAAATTCGAAATCTCTTTGGATGAGATTAGAAGGATGTTTCTTAAGTATTATGGAAAGCAATGTAGGTATTGCACTGATGTACTTGTGGTATCTAATATTGTATGTGACCATATGTATCCTCTTTCTTTGGGGGGCGATTCAACTCCTAAAAATCTCACCATAATATGCAGAAGATGTAATACTAGAAAGGGTCATTTGACAGATAAAGAATATTTATCTTTATTAAAATTCTTAAAGTCAAAGCCAGAAAATATGAGAAATTACGTTTTACGCAAATTAGCAAAAGGAGATAATTTTGAGAGTTAACATGGTAAATACAGTGAAAGGGTTTATAATAGCAAAACCCGAATTAGCAAACAGTGATGTAGAGTTGATTTATGCAATCTGGGCATGGCAACTCAAAAATAACAAGCCTTCTAAGGATATAAATAAAATGACTGCTAAAGACTTGATGCAGCATTGGAGGGACGGACAAATTTCATCCGCATTCAATATATCAAGATCTAGAAGAAAATGTCAACAACATTATCCTGAAACGAGGGGGGAGTCATATGTCAAAAAGCAAAAGCATCAGGAAAGAGTTATCGAAGATGTCAAAAGAGAGACTGATAAGGCAAATCGAGTTTTATCAGAAAGACTTGGAGATTAAATCAGCAAGAGCTTTAAAGTATTATACAGCTTTTAATTATTTAATGGACCATTTTAACGATTTACCTGATGACATAAAAAAAGAAGTAGACAATAGGCTTAAAAACTTAAGTCTTTAAAAATATATAGATGCAGGCAACGCAAGGGAAACAAGGTAACTGAGAAGTTATTCTCGTCGGGATTCAGTGGCTGGAAGTTGCACTAAACTAGGGGATAATAAAGCCTGGTTAGTATAAAAACTCTAAAGTCCTGCATCTATAAAATTAAGGAGAAGGCATGGCAAATCCAGAATACAAAATGACAAAGTGCATGGCTTGTCAAAGATTTATCTCAGCTGCAGCATGCAACTTTGGATGTCCATACTGTGGATATACAGACGGCTGAGACACAAGCATACCTCCGTTGGAGGAAATTAAAGGAGTCGGCAATGACAAAAAAAGATTACGAACTAATAGCAGCAGTGATGAAAAGTCACAAAGTGCTGTTCGAGAAGTCAACAAAGATAATAATGAAGTCACTAATGAAGCATCTTAAAGAAGATAATCCTAAGTTTAATGAGGATATATTTAAGAAGAGAAGTGGTTTCGCTAACTAAAAGGAGAAAGTAAGTATGGCATATACTAAGCTAGGAAAAGTAACAATGTACGTCAATAAAGATGCTACAGAAGAAAACAGACAGCCTCACTTTAAAGGTTATGTTAAACTAGACCATAGAATACCAAAAGGCGCAGAAATTGGATTGGCTGGTTGGTTAAATGAAAAAGGGACTGATAAGTCTTTATTTTTCGCTATATCTGCTAAAGATGACCAACTGACACAAGAAAATTTAGATCTCGACGATTCGGAGAGTGATACGCCGTTTTAGAAATGTCTATGGAAGAAATAACTGAATTGTTTAAATTAAGGCAAATGGGCCTTGAAAATGCAATTCAAGAAATCTTAAGGAGAAGGGGGTAATCATGGGTGTTAAGTTGGTAAACCTTAGCAATTACGAAGAAAGTAAAAAGCGTAACAAATCAGGCATAACTTCTTATTACTGTGAAGAATATAAAGGACTCGATGTAATGACTAGAGCCAAGAAAGCTGCTTTAGCAGCGTCTGGTAATGGAAGATGTTGGTGGATTTACGACTTTATTTACAGAGAATTAACTTGGAGGAACCCAAAATGCGATTAGCAGAACACAATGAACTCTTGGAAGATATATTTGATAAAGTTCGTGACATAAGACTAGCTGGTCAGAAAGAGTATGCGCATGACGAAGATAACTGCTTTGCTAACTTTGAAAGAATAGCAAATTTGCAAGGACTAAGCCGTGAAAGTATACTAATGACATATGTTTTAAAACATGTGGATGGCATACAATCTTATGTTAAAGGCCATAAAAGTCAACGTGAAGATGTAAGAGGTCGAATCGTTGATATAATAGTCTATCTGACCCTACTGTGGGGAATGGCCGATCAAGATGACATCACTGATGCATTTATAACAAATGAAAAATCACTTATAGATGAGTCTGTAAGTGCAGAAAAACATATGTTAGAAAACAAATACAAAGGTGAGTGGAAAAAAGAACCAGATAGATTTAAAGTGGAGGGATATAGTCATGTTACAGGGGAACGAGAAAAATAAACCTTGGAAAAATGCCGAGGATTATTGTAACGCTGTGGTTAGGTCTGAAAATGGAGATGTCGGGTTTTTAGCTTGGAGATTTCTCATAGGATGTCGTATATTAGAATGTCTGGAAGATATGGAAGGAAGCCCTGAAATAGGGACTGACGTTCAAGTCAATTCATTAAATCAAGACACTAGTGTATTAAGATTAGGCGACTATGAAATCTCTTTGGCATACAAGCCCGAGGGTCAGGACAAACCGTTAAATGAGCCGAACTCTTTGTAGACCTCAGCCAAGAGGGACTAAAATATAGGGGGACTATTAATGTCCCCTTATAATTTAAATCATTTCTTTTTTTTAACTACGTAAGTATATTTTTTTTGACCATAGAATACTGGGACTGAAGTACTTGACCTAGTCCAATAATCTTTAGGAATCAGTATCGTCTTCTTTTGCTGCATTATTTGCTTTATCTGCCTTTTTTATTTCTCTAGCTATCTGAATATAAGGTATACCTGTACCTTTTTCTATAGTATAGTAAGGATTTTCCATAACTCCTGTAACATCTCTTGCCATTCTTCCAAATGGGAACATTGTCCACATATAATAGTCTGTTAATCTACTATAATCATTTGTTACTATGGAATTAAACAGGGCTGGAGCCAACCGCAAACCTGGCGGAGTAACCATTTGGAGTGGAGCTAGTGCAGTTGGCCAAACCCCGAAAAATGCTCTATCTCTTTCAACTTCATCACCAAAGATCCAATCAGCAGTATCTTGGAACCAAGAATAAGGCTGTGGCATTGCTGTTTCAAATAAAGAGTAAGCGAATATATTTGCCATTCCTAAAACAAACATATCAGTACTAGTTTGCCTTTTAAGTCTTTCAAATTCTGGAGTACCACGTCTAAAACCATGCAACTTAGCTTCTCTGTATACATCATTTCTAAATCTTACAGAGTTCCAAGCCCATGTCTGGAAACGTGTCATAACTTTACCTAATGCTGTAGCACTAAATGCTGGTCTATATGGAGCAGAATATAAGAACTGTGTAGCTTGTACACCTTTTTTAGCCATTTCTATTAAAAACGGGTCATTTAAGCCCATATTAGCATGACCATAGAGCTCTCTTGCTTGTAAATAGTGTGCAGCAAATGCATCTCGACGCAATGCTCTTTCAGGATACCTCATAAACCAAGCAGATTTTTGAAACATTGCTTCTGTTATTTGATGCTTTTTAGCTAGTGACAATAATGTTTCGTCCTTGACCATAGGGTCTTTCTTTAAAACCTTTTCAGCATCCATAAAAAATCTTTTATATTTACCAGACTTAAAGTTTGGATTTAAACCTGCCTCATAAAGAACAAAGTTGGGAACAACTCCGTGACTAATGGCCCAGGCTTCAATATCTTTTTTAGTAGACCAACCAGATGCTTCACCAGCTATACTAGTTCTCCAGTATTCTACATTTCTAGCATTTCTCCAGTTACGCCATCCAGTAGACTGTATTGTGTGCATTTGCCCACCAAATACGTTACCAGTAGCAGATTTAGGGTGAGCAAGTAATGTAGCCATTTGATATTTAGCTTCTAAATTAGACCAGTGTCTAATATCCATTTCATCTACACCTTGTAAATCAGTAGGTAAAGACGAATCTTCTTTCATTCCGATAGTTTTTCTAATCCTATTTACCATATCTTTAACATGATTATCAGCAAACCAACTATAAGGTGTCCCTTTAACTTTCATTAGTTTTGCATCCGCACCAGTAAGCCAAGACTCGGGTAGTTTAGAAGGAAAACCCATAGCTCTAGATATATAATCATAAATATAGTTATTCCAAGCAAACGCTTGTTCTGGATTATTCCACTCTGCTAGTGCTTTTTTATTAAAATTAGATAACATTTTCTTAGAAAGGATTTGTCCTATTTGTCTATGATAAGTGTCTATTAAATTCTTTTGATATATATCCCAAGCACCTAAGTCCCTATTCCAGCCTGGAAGATGTATATTTCTTGACATCATATTGCCAGATATAGGGTCTTTTTCAAGAGCTCTCATATGATCGCCCTTTCGCTTGTTAGCAATTTCATTCAAAGCGCCTCTAATCATACCATCTTCAGCTACGTCATTAACAATCCAGTCTCCCGTCATAGACTTATATCTTAAAATTAATTTAGCAATTTCTTGCTCTCTTTGTTCATCAGGAATGCCTGTTTGTTTTTTAAGTTTAGCAATAGCTGCCTCAATTGCTCGTTTTGCAACTGACTTATTTTGTATAAAGTGTGGGTGATACTCAGTAGATTTAAACTGTCTAGTTCTACCATACTCTGCTTTACCTAAGTTTTTAGCAAGTTCTAAATACATGTCTTTTTCTGCTTTAGTTTGTGCCATATCTCGCATTTCTAAAACATTCTCAATCTGTATAGACCTAGATATTTTTCTTAAATTATCTAAGCCAAACCTAATATCAAGAGGCTTACCTGATTTTAAGTTCTTCATTATATCATCAATAAACTTTTCACCTTTAATTTTAGGTAATTTAGTGTTTCCAAACCAGTATTGAACCTTACCTTTTTTAGTTTCTAGATATTTATTAATAGGATTTTCAACAGAGTTATCTATCTCATGTTTTCCAGTTCTTCTATTGTATCTATAATTAGCTCCCGCTATCCAGGTATAAGTTTCTGCAGCTCTTTCAGTTAGGACTTTATTTATATTTTTTGCAATAGTTTCACCGTTTTCATTATAAGTTCCACCTTTTTTACGAACAGAAAATACTTTTTTAGATGTGTTTTTCCAATCAGCTATTTCTTCAGCTTCTTTTAAATTGTCTTTATAGACCTTTAAATCTATACGATATGCCTGATCCTGTTTATTTGCATTTGCATTTTGAAAAGATGCCAGGTCACGCCTAGCAGTAACAACCTCAGCAATATGCTGACCCATACCATCAGGCAAAGACTCATACCCAGTTCTATCTCTAAGAGTTTGCTCTAATAAATTTTTCTCATCCTCGTCCATTTTGATAGCTAAAGCCTCTGCCTTACCAAGAACATATTGTATATTTTCTATAGCATGTGTAGGTCTACCAACATTACCACGACGCCACTCACCCTTAAAGTTTTGGAATCGTCCTTCCTGTGTAAATATATCAAAGTCTTTAACCATCATTTCTCTGGAAACTGTTTTAGGGAAAAGCATCCAGTGACGCTCTGCTAGTTTTAATATATTATCTTTTGTTAAAGCACCGTCACGTACAAAAACGGTACCACTGCGCATATCTTTAAAGAAATTATTTACAACACGATAATCCTCAACACCCATAGCATCAAAGTTTTTAGCAACCAAAGACCTAGTAATTTGGTTTAATTTATTAGTGTTACCTATAGATTTACCATAGTATGATATATGACCAATAAGTTCATCAACCATCTTACGTTCAAAACTAGACAATGACGTGTCCCCAACACGCTTAAGTCTTTCCCGACTAGCATAAATGCCTTCACTGTCAGCTTCAAGTGGATCTTTAGGTGCTATATCAACTAAGTCTCCTGCCTTATTATCACCATCAAGTGCTTTACTATAATCGACATCTCTTAATTTAACATTATCTTTGTAATCAAATTGTTCGCTATATCTCTTTAAAAAGTCTCTAACAGCTCTGTCGTTAACGTATTTAGAAGACATTCCAGTTTTTTCAAATAATGTCTCACTACCACTTAATTTAATTTGTCTTATAAGAGGATTAACTAATTGTTTAACATTAGCATTTAAACTATTGTAATAATCATAATTAACTAAATTTTGCGCTTTGTCAAAAGTAGATAGCAGCATAGTATCAACCAAGTAAGACTCTGCGTCACTTAGGACTCTTGTTTTTTGTTCACCTTTAGAATCTTTACCCATACCAAAATAGTTATCTAGCTTAAAGTTTCTTATTCTATTGTCAATTCTTTGTTGATTACTATATGCTAATTCTTTATTCTTTAAGTTAAATACCTTTCTCATGCTAAAGTTTTCAAAAGAGGCATCATCAATAACACTTTCACCTTTTTCCGCTTCATATGCATTAATTATAGCCTTAGCTCTATCGCTTCTAGCCATTTTCTTAGTGTCAGCAACAAAATTGGCAGCTGCACGTATAAAGTCATCAGAAACACCTGCTTTTTTAGCATTGTTTATAGCATCCATTAACTGTAAAGCAGATGCACGATCCATTCCATCGTTTTGTATAAAGTCTGTAGCCTGTCTATAGGCTCTATCAATCATCTCGCTTCTATAAGTAAGCATATTAGACATGGCTTGCTCATATTTAGTATCATTAAAAACACCATTTTCTGTAAAATACTTTTTATTCTTAGAGTCAAAAGGTGTACTTCTAGCTTTAAATGTTAAACTATTAAAAAATGTTTTACCTTTTAAACCTGAGAAAAAATTGTCATACATTTTAAAGTCTTGCAACATTTCTCTTCTAACTTCAGGCTTAAATAGTTCTGCATCTATTGCACGCATTGATAGTTGACTTTCTGGAGACTTAAAACTAAATCTTCCTAACAAACCTCCAGTAACTTTTTTACCGTTAGAATCCATTCTATATGAATCGTTAAGCATTTTTAATTCACCAGCTATATTTTTATATTCATCATACCTATCTAGCAATGCCTCTTTATCTATTCTTCCTAAAATATCATCAGAATAGTCTAGTGGTTCTAATTCTTTAACCATTTTACCAAGCATATTACCTTTTTGGTTGTCATTTAATAGGTGTATTTTACTAGCAAATTCCTGTATTTCATGAGAATAAAACCTTCTGTTTTTATCGTAGTTTCTAGAAAAATAACCTCTGTTAAATCCTTGAAATATTTTAACTAAACCTTGTTTAGCATGATAGTAAGGTGTAAAACTATTTTTAGCGGCATCTGAATTAAAGTCTAATTCAAACAAAGAATGATAAGCTACGTCATAAAACTTTTGAGCACCAACTAAACCAAGTTCATCAAGCGGGTCAGAACCAAAAGCAATTTGAGACCTAAATAATTCTCTAGAATAATTTAAAGAGTCATCGTCTAGTCTGGGTCTAACATAAGCAACATGTTCTTTATTTTTACCCCAAACAAGCATTTCTCTAGTATCTTCTTTATACTGTTTCTTCTTATAGTCAGTAAGTTTTTCATATTTTTCTACTGAAAGAATTTTACCTTTTTTATCTACATACCTTTTAACAGTATTAAACTTCATAGCATCATAGGCAGCATTTAATATTTGTTTACTAACAACTGCAGGACCAAGCTGATCACGACCATCAACTGCTTTGTTTGCTATATCTAATCTACCTTCAGGAGTAAACTTGCCTATAAAAGATTTATAAGCATCTGATTTATTCCCAGTAGTAGCGTCATTAGTAAAAGTAAATAAATCTTGCCAAGTAACTTCTTTACCAGCTTTAATTTTGTTTAATACTTGCTTGTCGTGTGAATCTTTAGGATTTAGTATATCTTTTAATATTTCTAAACCTCTTTTAGATATAGGTGCTTCTTTATTGTCAGCTATTTTTAAAGTTTCAGGGTCTCTAAACTCATACTTATTCTGATGATACATTTTTCTATACTCTGGTTTCATCCCAAAAAGAACAAAAGCCTTATCACCATCAAGGTCAGCACCACCTAATGCTCTCATAGTTCTAGGGTGAAATACGGCACCATGGCCCTTTATACCTGTAAACCCTGCAAAAGCTAATTCATGTGCACCAGATATAGAATCCATAGGAACACGCAAAGAAACAGTTTTAAAGAAATCTTTTACTTTTTCATTGTGTCTATAGTCTTTCCATAGTTTACCTAACTTCATTTTCTTGGCACCAGCAATTAAGTGGCTAACATCGTATTCTACGTCCATATATAAGTCATCTAAATAGAATAGCTGGTCTGGATTCTCAACGCCATAAGTATCTTTAAGGTATTTTCTATCTTTCATAATACCTTTTCTACCTTTAGTCATATCCATATTCATGTCTTTAAATTTAGGGTCAATACGCATCCATGGATCGTAACCACGCATTCTAGTAGAGATACTATAGTCCCACTTTGGTCTAATAATTTTATTGACCACAAAATTCCGCATAGCTGCCTGGAGATAGTTTCTAACATCTTTGTGTAAGAAAACTGCTAAATCAGGATATATTTCCATCATTCTATTGATAGAAGAAGTAAATGTCTTGGCTTCTGCTACATTATCTAGATACTCTTTAGAAGATATTTCGCCAGCTTCATAATCTGCTGTAAGATGCTCAATATTAGATTTTAATACTTTTTGATATAACTTAGCTACAAAATCAGGATGATTATTATTTTTAATTGCATCAACTACATCTGATAGACCAATTTTATCTATATTTCTAAGCAAATCTTGTTGTTCAGCTTCTGATATTTTTTCACTTTTAAGTGCATCGTCTAATCTAGTATTCCAATCATCATTGCCCGTAAACTTTGTCTCAATAATATCTTTGTAAAAGTCATCAATAACCTTTTGATTTATTTTACTCCAAGAATGAGGCAATAAATTAGACATCATTTGCTTAGGTATTTGTTGTGGATCTAGCATATGCTGTGTTTGTTTTTCAGATAAAGAACCCTTTATAGATTCTAAAGATAGTTCATAATCTCTTCCACCTTTAAAATCAAAATCAACAGAGCCATCTTCTTTTACAGTTAAATCACCTGCAATCCTAGAACCATATTCTTTAGCTGCAGACTCAGGAACAAGCATGTGCAGTTTATTTTCTCTCATCCACTTGCTAGCCTCTGGGCTTGCTTTATGAAACATCATTTTACCTAAAAATGCGCCGTCAACTTTATCAGAATCTACAATAAACGCTTTATTTTGACCAGAATAAGGATGACCATACGCCTTATTAAATGCATCTATAACTGATTCTTCTACTAATATCTGTCCATCTGTTATCTCTTGATATAATTCAGCTGCAGAATTACTAGTTAAGTCAGGATTTTTCTTAGGATCGTTAAAAAAGCGCCATTTTAGCTTGTTTTTCTTAATAGGTATATCTCCACCCATCTCAGAATAAATCTCTTTAAAATACTTAGAATCTAGCTCAAATCCATCAGTCATCCATATTTGGTTTCTTTTGTTAAAACCTTTAGAATCTCTAATAGATGAGTTTTTAGCAGCCCATTCAACAAATGTCATATCGCCTTTATTAACTGCCTCTACATTGTAAAGAAGTTCATCATACTTCATATTAGATAAGAATGATTTATCAAAGTATTCTCTAGTTTGTTTAGCGTTACCAAAACCTTTTTGTTTACCTTTTGTTTGATATTTTTTAACAAACTCATTAGCTAAAGCATTATAATACTTTCCTGCATTACTATCTACTTTTTTAAATTGAGCAATAACGTCTGCAACTTTTGCTGTAACGTCTACTCCTTTTATATTTTCAATTTCGGGGTGATGCTTGAAGAAATACATCTTTCCAGAGTCACCTTTACCACCATTATAATAGTATCCTTTTTTAGATGCCTGGAACATTGCATCACCAATAACTTTATTAGCAAAAAACTCGCCATCAGAGTCTTTAAATTTTCCATAAAGTCTAGGATTTTTAAGCTTTTTAAGCTCTATTTCTTCCCATCTGCCATCTTCGTTTAGCTTAACAACATGGTCTAATATTTTATAAGCACGATCTTCAGTATCTTTACCTGTAGTCTTTTTAATTAAATCTTCATAGACAATTTCAATAGCTTTAACAGAGTCTCCAGTAATCTTCATGTTATTAGCATTGTTTTTACCAGACATACCTATATCACTCAAATCATTAATAAATCCTTTTTTAGACTTAGAATAGTATTGCAATACACTCATATGAGGAGTGTCTCTTTGCTGAACCTGTCTAATAAATAGTTGCCTTAACTCTCCTTCAGTATCGTCAGAAAGAGCCTTTTCCCCAAAAGCTTTTCCAAATTTCTTTTCAATCTTTTCTTTAAATTTAGGATACTGTTTTAAAGATGTGTTTTTTTGAAGTATATCTAATACATCAGACTTAGCTTTCTTTCTAGCAGCTCCTAACTTATTAGGGTCATCAATTCCATCAAACTCATCCTTTAAAAATTTATTAACAAAACTTTGAGCTTTCTTTTCTATTGTTATTTCTGACTTTTCAAAGTTAATGTCATCAATTTTTTCATCTTCGTTCTTATCTTGTATAGCTTCTTTATCTATTAATCTTTGCTCTGCTCTATATCTACTTTGCTCTATGTCTAAAAGTTTCTTTCTTAAATGTTCTGCAGTTTGAGGAGCTTCATTATCTAATGCTTTAATTAAGTCTTCACCTATAGAAACAGTGCTTTTCTTATCAACCTGGTCTAAAGCATCATTAATAAGCTTTTTGTTAATAGTAAGAGTTTCATCTGTCATATTCTCAACAGGCAGTTTAATAACATTATCTTCTATAGGGTCAACCTCTAGTGGAGCAAACTCTTTTTGTCTATTACTAATAATTTTAGACTCACCTGGAACAATAAATATTTCGTCAACGCCTTTTTTAATTTCTTTAGGACCAATAGTATCGTATATATTTATATTAGCGTCTTGAGCTTCTTGTTGAATTTGAGCCGTTCTAACGGCATCTTGAGATTCATTGATTGCCGAATCAACATCTAATGCTCTTGCTATTTGGTCTTTACCTGACCCAGCAACACTTTCAAGAACACCTTGTGACATAGCAACTTGCTTAGCAATAGTACCATGCCTTTGTGCAATAGTATGCATAACTGATTCTTGAACATCTGGAGGTAAGTCTTTATAACCATCAACTAACCTCGGATCGTAAACAAGTGCGTCTTTGCTAAACGGATTACCTTGATTGTCTAATCGTTTTAGTTCTTTTGCATTAGTTCTAGCTTGTTGCTCAACTTTATTAACAAACTTCATTGCTCTAGCTTGACCAGCAGAAGTTTCATTGGCACCAAAATAAGCACCTAAGAGGTAGGAATATATTTGTTCTGGTGTTGTCTCACCACGCATCGTTGATTGAAGGCCATCATATAGCGATGACGCTGCTGCTCGTATAATCCTATCTTCCTGCTGTGTAGCTGTGTAAATATACCTTCCTGTCTCTTGATCAAGTTTTGGAATACCTCCTCTGTTTACCAATGCGGTTAATCCTCTAAAAACACCACCAGTAGTAGCACCATAAGCTGCAGATTTAAGCATTTCATTTACACCTAATTGCCAAGTACCTACAGCATTAGCAACACCAAGGTTAAATGCACCCTCAGCAACGTGCTGTACTTGGTCTTTAGTTAAAAATTCAGAAACCTCAGAAAATACCTTGCCTCTAGAAGACTTTGCAGTTCCTAATACTTTAGATGCTATATTTCCTGCTTGTTCAGTTGCTTTTCTAGCTACAAATAAAGGTACAGAATTACCTTTTAATGCTCTAGCCATATTAGCTAATTGGAAGGCTTTTAATGCTTTTAGAGGTGCTGCTGGTATATAACCTAAGAAACCACCCAATGAACCAATAGAACGCATAATACGCTCATATTCATTTCCAGTGGGTTCACCTACATTAAATGTTGTAAAGCCAGAAATAAATCCCTGACCCATTTGTTTAATACCTCTTAGAAGATCAAAACTAGTATCCTGCGGTGCAGTCTTCTTTTCTTCTTCTATGGGTATCTTATAATGTACAGCATGTTCAAAGAGTTGATTCTTTAAACTTTCATCAAATGTATGAGGAACCTGATAATATGTAGTTAATAATCTTTGAGTTGTAGCCTGGTCATAGAACGGCTTAAACTCTGCAAGCTTATCATACTTATCAAGTGTTGACATTTATACTCCATTTTATTCAGGAACATTAGTGACGTTCAAAGGGTCGTACATTTCTTCCATTTGCTCACGTCTAGACTTCTCTATTCCTGTAGTACCTAATATACCTGTTAAAGGATTAGATGCTACGGCTAATGCTCCAGCTCCTTTTGCTAAATCTACTCCGCTAGTAGCTAAGAACTCTTGTAAACCTTTACTAGATGTCTTAGTACTAGATAATAAGAATTGTACTGCTTCATCAAACTCTTTCATACCACCCTTAGTGAGTGCTTCTGTAAGAGCTTTAAGTTTTGCACTATCTTTAATACCTGCACTCTTGGCAATTTTCTTAATTTTATCAGCTGTAATTGCTTTATTATTACCAACCTTATTAATAAAAGATACTATTTCTTGTGAAGAAAGACCAACATCTGTTCCAGTACCTCTAGCTTGAGCAAGAAGTTCTCTACCAGTTTTAGTAGTTCCACCACCTTTAGCTTTATGCAAGCTTCTAATTTTACTTGTAATTGCTTTTAATTGGTCTGAATCTAGTTTGTTAGAACCAATTATATCGTCTATTTTTAAGACACCATCATCTAAAGCTTTTATAACATCATCTTTTAAGCCATCTTTAGCCCATTGCCAACCCTTGGCATTACCAATGTCTTGTAATCCTTTTTTAATGCTATTCTTACCAACAGTAGCCATAAATGCAGGGCCACCTATATTTAATTTTGCAGCAGCTTTTTCTACTCCTTGTCCTAAATCTTCAGCAGCTCCTCTAATCTTATCCGCATCCATTTGATCGAACTTTTGCCCAACCTTTGAAGGTCTATCAGATATATTTGAATACTGTCTATCTGGAGTAGCTTGGTTCTCAGGTTGCCTATCAAACTCTCTTTTTGCTTTTCTTCTTTGAGCTGCGTTACCAGGAACCTTCTCTGTAAACTCTTTAGCTGGCTGGCCTTTTAAAGTTTTAGTTCTATTTGCTATTCTAGATGCTTGCTTCTGTGCTGCCATTTTAGCGGCTGCTGCTCCACCTTTTGTTAAACCTCTAGCGGCCAATGCTGCACCACCTGTACCTATAACACTACCAATAGTACCAACACCTTTACCCCAGTTTTTAGCAGAACGAGTAGCTTCAGAACTATACCAATCATCAGGTATAAAATCTAGAGCAACAGCATCAGCAATACCACCTAAGAATGCTCCAGCCTTTCTAATGATTCCTGCAGAATTATCAGGGTCATATTTGTTAAACATTACTCCATATTGAGTAGCCATTCTTTCTAAAGAGGCAGTCATTTGAGGGTTAAAGTTTTTAGGATTACGTTCATAGGAGCGAACCATGGCCTCAATACGCTTACGCTCATTCCTAAGCTGTCTTTCTTCAGGAGTTATTGTTGAACCCGCTGCCATTGTTTTGTATTGTATTGCCATTATTTAAATTCTCCTAAGATTGATTCTATATTTCCATCTACTTGTATCCAACTACCACCCACTTTAACCATAGGTTTATTGCCTTGCATTTTTATCTCAACATAATCATCAAATACTGGGTCATCTTCATATAAGAAATATTGACCATTCTTTTGTTTAACTAAATGAAAGTTGTCATCCATTGCTGGATCTTCAGCTATGCTAACTAAATGTGGTTTCATTGCTGCTAGTAACATAGTGTCTTTTTGTGTAACACTTTTACTTTGCGTTTCAAAAGAAAAATCACTATCACTATCTAAAGCGGTATAGTCAGATGTATATAACTTTCCTCCCGCACCACCTGTTTTTCCTATAAATGCATAACCAGATGGAGATGTGCCTGCATTTTTCATAGCTCCTGAAGTTTGACCTTCTGCCCAAGATATATCTGCTTTGGTAGCACCATATTTATTTTTACCACTACTGTCAATCTTTCCAGTCTTTGTATCTAAACGGTCTTGAAGGTCTTCATCATTCAATACTTCATTTTCTAAAGCAAAAACAGCGTCTCCATATGCTTTTAAATCTATTTTACCAGTTTTTCTATAGTCGTTTTCCATTTTAGCAAGTTTTCTTGTCTTGCTATTTTCTACTTCTGCTCTAAATAAATCTAAACCTTTCTTATCTAAAGTTTCTAAACCATTTTCCTTAAGGTAATCATTTATTTCCTGGTCACTCATTAGAGAAGTGTTTAACATATCAGCGTTACCTTTACTTGCGTGACCTGTTGCAGCCATAACACTTGCTTCTCTTTTGTCTGTTTTTAATTTATCTCTATATGCAAAAGTAGAATCATCAACATCTGGGTCAAATACTCCGTCGCCATCAACATCATACCAACCTTTATTAAGAAGGCTATCTTGTCTTAATACATCTCCTCTAGCCATAGTGAGCATTGGATTGCCATCTTGGTCTACTGATTGAACAAGTTTTCCGTCAGCATCATATTCATGTTTGTACCCAGTCTTCTCTTCCGCTCTTTGTAACTGAATATCTTTAAATTCTTGTTGACGGAGGTCAAAGTCTTTTTCATCTTGAATACGAGAAAAGGTTTTATCACCTTGCTCGTAAGTATATTTACCATCAGGACCTAATACGGCAGTATGCACAATACCAGTTTGATTAGTTAATTGAGCTGCCTGATTTTGAGCCGATTGCTCTTCTCTAAATGCTACATCTTCTGCCCTTATAGCTTTTCTTTCGTCTTCAGCTTTTTTAGTCTTATAAGCATCAACAAGCATATTAACAGACTTAGATCCTGCATCGGATATAATTCTATGACCTTCGTATTGTCCAAAATTAACTGCCATATACTTTATACCCTCCTGCTCCGCCTATGTTTTGTGTAGCATTTCCTATCATACTTCTTTGGTTTAATGGTTTAGTTTTAATTGAAAAGTCGTCTAAAATTTGTGTGTCTGTAGGTTTAAATTTCATAGGTTCCATTTTCTTTTGAACCTCTGCAGCTTTTACAGCCTCTTCTCCAGTAACAACTGGATTTAAGTCAGTATCACGTAATTTTTGAAAGTAACCTTTTGCATGATTTGCAGCTCTTTGAATCCAACTATCATTTGGCCTCTTTCCTTCAATTACAACTTCAGGAGATTCTATTGGTTGACCTATATATCTACTTTCTTCACCACCTGTAATCGAACTAATTTTTGAATCTTTTAACAACTGATTATCAGAAATGTCTCCAAAGTCATAATCTTTAAAGTCATCATATTTGTCAAAATTTAAAAGCTCTGTTGCTTTTCTTACAAAAAACCCTTCTTGAGGCGTTCCTTTTGCGTTTGCATAATTATCTTTTAACCACTCATATGCTTCTGGGCCACCATATTTTGGCACATTGTCACGAGCCCACTCTAGATACTCATTTTCGTTTATATCATAACTAGTAGAAGTACCTGTCATTAAAATAGACCTCCATAATTAACCATTAGAGTTCCATTTTTTTGTTTTTTTACATGTTTAGGGTGTGACTTTTGAATTTCCTGAGCTATAACTCCTACATTTTTCTTTTTAGAGCCTTTAAAATTAAAGCTATATAAGTTAACTGACTTTCCATCTTTGGTTTTAGCTCTACCAACTTTTTTAATGTTTTCTTTTTTACGTTTGTCAGACATAGCCATAACTGCAGCACTAGCAATACCACTACCCATTTGCATAGCGTTACCTGCTTGTGCAGCGTTCATATTATTTTGATTAGTAATATTTTGACCATAAGCAGAAGCCATCGCTTCACCTTTAGCTAAGTCAAACTGTGCGGCTTGCCCAAGTAAAGTATTGCTTCTGTCTAAGTTTTGACTCATTCCTTGTTGGAATTGTTGTTGCATATTATTATATGCATTTCTTGTATTTGCTTGTTGCAAAGCATTCAATACACCAGATTGTCCTAACATTCCTGATGCTGCAGCATTTCTTCTTGCTAAAAGATTTTGTGCAAATACTTGGTCGCTAGTTGATTGTTTTAATCTGTCTAATACTTGGGTATTATAAGCAGAATTAGGGTCCATAAGGTCTTCAGACCTTCTAGCCATGCCTTGGACATATCCGCCTTGGTCAAAATAACCACCAACTTTTGTTGGGTCTATTTCTTTAAATTTAGATTTACCACCAAGTATACCGCCAAGTGCACCAGCACCGCCTATTATTCCTAGCGTTATTGGATCTACCATTTATGTATTACCCCCGTATACGTTAAAAGTGCTACTCTAAGCCAGTATAATATAATATTTATACAATTATATATACAAGACTTATTTTTTGCTTTTACTGGACTTTTTCTCTTCTTTTTCTTGCTTTATTCTACCTTCTAAGTATTCTATTACGCCTTGAAGTTTAGTCCACAGTGTTTTTGCTTGCTCTTGTTGAGCTTGTGCTTGTTCAAGTTCTTGTTTAAGTGACATCGACATCTCCTTTTATTGTGCATAGTTATAATTAGCTACAGCAGCATTACCTGTATTTGTAGCAGTTGCTTGATTTGTGCTTTGACTTACGCTGCTAAAGTAAGCTGCAGCACCGTAATACTCTATATTTGCAAGAGTGCTATTAAAGTAATTTACATTATTTGCAGGAAATTTGTAAACTTTATTATTGGTATATACGATATATCTCTCCTTGCCTGAAAGCGTAGATCGGTACGGAAACGTTGCTCTGCCTGCTTTTATAATATTTTGTATACCTGTTTTAAAATGGTCTATAGCATAATCATCTTCGTCCTGAGCAGACCAAGTACCACTAGTGTTTCTACTAGTAATCAAATTACTTTCCCCAGAAACTGCGTCACATGTATCCTCCCAAGCAGAGTCTACCATTGTGTTAGATATATCTGATTCAGAAATGCTAGCGCCTGTATCTATTGCTTGTATGCGGGTTACTATATCTGACTTAACTGACATTAGCTTCCTGGCCTTGTTATTGCTTTAGTCCCAGTATTTGAAAATACTTCAACTGAATGAGTATGTCCTGTTACTTGGTAATTATCTTCTACTCTCCATCTATAAGCTATTAAACCATCATATGGCATTTGAAAATAAAAGGGCATATTAGTCCAATAGTCTGGACCTGGAGACAAGCCATCGTTATAATAACTACTCCCATCACTATCAAAGTTTTGACCGAAAGGTTCAAGTACGACATATCCAGATGAGATTCCAGCAACGGCATTTCCTGCATAATTATAACCTTGATCAGATACACTTGTTGCAGTATATGGTAAAAATTTGACAAGCATTTTCAATTTTTGAACCCCAATACTCATATTAACTGGTTTATAGGCAAGTATAATTTTTACCTCTGAGCCACCTCTTATTCTGCCATAGTTTATTTTTTCTCCGCCTTGTACTCCACTATTCCACAATTCAGAGCTTATATAAGATGGAGACCACACCCAGTTAGCTTGATTAACATCACCTTGAGCTCCCCTCCAGTGTAAAGGGTGATATTCGCCGCTAGCATCTTCAATTAAAGTAGCAGTATTTGCTAGCCTATTAGCATGTATAGATCCTTTAATTTCTATAGCATTAGTATCAGAGCTAGTGTCAATACTTATATATTGCTGATTTGCAGAATCGTTATCTTGATTATTTTTAATTAGGAACTTGTATGCTCCACTATCATTACCCAATCTAAATCCTGGAGTAGTATTGTCTGTACCAAAACTAGTAGTACCAGCAGTAAATACTGCAGAGTTGATAGTATTTCCTATTTGTATACTACCATTTCCAAGTATTATATCATTTGTAAGTGTATAATCTGTATTTCCAGGTATAGCATTATCTGCAGTTGATTGAGCATTACCAGCAGCTGTTTCTGCTTCAGCAGCAACGATATTTGCTTTTAATTCATTTAAATTTAAATATTCTTCAGTACTATTATATACTATTATATCTAAAAGCTGTATTCCGTCTTGAGCTAAATTTTTAGTCTGTATTAATCCATAATTACTACCAGAGTTTCCTAAACTAGCAACAGGAACTGTAAATGTAAGCCATGTTTCAAAGCTATTAGTATTATTTTCAACAAAGCCTTGGTGTAAATTACCTAAGAATACTCCTCCATTAACGTCTGGGCTTGGCTCGCCAGATTCTGATGTATTCCAACTATTATACCAATAAAGTGCTGCACCGTTTTCTGCATCTCTACATCTCATTGCAATATAAACATTTTCATCATTTGCATGAGATATATATTCAGCTACAACAAAAGTGTTTCCAGAACTATTTATTTGCGTATTAGTGTCAAAGTTGCTATATCTAATAGTAGGAAACTTTCCTTGAACGTTTATTTTGCCCTGTATTTCTAATCCATTATCAGTAGTATATCTTATAAATTCAGTAGGAAGCGTTGGGTGATTTTTAATTTCAAAGAACGGATCACCACTTGTTCCGCTTGCTGTTGCGCCTAATTTAACAGGCCAATAAGCAGCACCTGGATTAGCTGCATCATATTCCCAAAAACCTAACCATCCTGGTGTTAAATATAATCCTCTTTGACTTACACTTCCCATGTCGGTACTAGGTAAAAAATGATCTATTGCGTTCATTATATCTGACTCATTTATTGTAAAGTCAACATTTTCAGATAAATCTATATTGCCGTCAATAGTTAATACGTATGTTTCTACACCAGGAGTGTTGTCATAAGCAAACTTAAGATCTGCACCTGCTAAAGTAGACTCATCTATAGATGCTCCAATTGCAAATACATTCCTATCATTTGAATCCCTGTCAATTAAAACATTTAAATTGTCACCATCATACATCTTAATAGGCGTGTTAAATAGTTTTAATCCTGTTCTTTGTGCTACCATACCCTTAAAAGGATTAGTAGAGTCACTAGGACCAGAAGTTAAGTTATCACCAATAACTAGCCCAGCGGTATCGTCATTAGAAGGTACTCCTCCATAACCCCCTATTCTACCTATACTAAATACTGGTTTAGCAGCATTCCAAACTGTATCTGTATCGCTTGCAGCATAAGCAGTTATTCTTGGCCCAGTACTATTTAAAACAGTTCCAGAAGATGTTAGTTCTATATAACCTTTGTTCCCGCCTGAGCCTGGTTTATATAAACATACAATAGCATCATTTTCTACCCAAGCATTTGCTCCAGAACCATCTACGTTTCTAGTTGTTATTGTATATGTATAACATGTTTCACCATCAACGTCTGTAGATGTAGGACTTGCATTAGAAGTTCTTATAACTTCAAACTGAACAACTCCGTCAACATTGTTATCTTCATCAGGAAGTGATACATCTGCTTTTTGTAAAAATAAAAATGCATCCTGAAAGTTAGGGTCATTATATTTTAATGTAATAGATGTGTCAGTAGAGGATATATCTACCATAACAACATTTGTTGGAGCCACCATAATTTTACCACCTATAGTAGCCATAACATTTTGTGCTATAATATTATCAACAACTAATTCACCTGCATATAGACTTCTAAACTTTCTAGTATCTGTACCCAAGTCAATTTCCATATTCCCTTTAGGAAGTATATTTCCATTAGTAGGATTTAATACTATATCCGTATCTGGACTTATATAGAATTGACCTGTGCTATTAGTATTTAATCCTGTTTTTACAGTACTAGAATGTTCTAAAGATAATTGAGGATTACCAATTGTAGCTTGATGTCTGATTTGAACTTTATTGTGAGATAATGTAGAACCATGTATAGTATTAGTATTTACACTATTAACATTGCCGCTTAAATTAGTTCCATTATTTAATACAACATTTTCACCGACAGATAAGTCTGAACCTATAGTTGTGTCACCTGTATCAGCCTCTACAAAATCTACAGTAAGATTACCAGTTATAGTTACATCACCTGTAACTTCCATAGCATTTCCGCTACTTACATTAAATTTTTGCAATGCAGTAAATTCATAAGTAACTGATTGGTCTAATTGGTGTACGTGGTCAGACCGTGCCCACAAGTCTTGAGTACCTGGGTATGGAGTATTATTCCTAACAAGAGCCATATTGCCCGCAGAATCATTAGGCTCTCTGTGTATAGATAAGTCTGATATATGAGAGTCTATTTGTGCGTGAGTATTGGTTCCTGTATTTAATATTTTGTCACTATTATGGTCATGTACATGATTTCCCTTAGCAACTTGACCGCCTAGCTCACCTACATCTAAATTTGCATCCAAGGCTTCATATGTTACTCCAGCAGATGTTATATATCCCTCACCAGAAGCACCATAACTAGGAACTACTGTTGTTGTACCATCTGATCTTAATGATTTTGGAGCAATAGTGTCTAATTGTAGCCTACCTGATGCCCAAGAGTCTCCAAATTTTCCCTGAACAAAGTAACCAACTGTTCCGTCAGTTGCTCTTTCAGAATAAAGTCTTATATCTCCATCTTTTCCCTCTGTTGGGGTAGAAGCTGATAATTTAGAAGTACTACTAGCTGCATTTTTAAGTTCATTAAGTTCACGATATATTGTATCAATAACAACCTGTAGATTTTGCTCATTTGTAGTAGGTGCTCTTTTTATGTCTCCACTACCAAGGTTAGACCTTTTTCTTGATATATCTCTAGCCATTATACCTTAACGTTTTTATTTCTATATATTAAACTAATAGAGTCTATTTCATAAATACAATTATGTATTTCAAACCTAAACTTTTTAAATGATTTGTTACCCTTAAATTTTAAAGTAACGCTATTCTTTTTAGTTTTAACAGTATAGTCTGTTGTTATTACTTTTTTAGTTTCATCCATCCAAATAACAACATTTGCTAAATCAGATTCGTCGATTAAAGCATTCTTAAAAGAAGTAGCATCTGCAGCCGTATTCATTTGAAACTTCAATCCATTTATAACCTTATCCTCAGATAAGCTGCCCATGTTAAAGGATTTACTAACCCAATCATAAGCTTTATTTAAATTAGTACTTGCCCCAATTTGTAGTAATTTATTTTTACCGCCTAAATATATATCATTTCTAGTACCAGTAATAACGGCAGTAAATTCGTCTAACTCAATAAAGTCCCATCTTTTTCTAGTAATACTATATTTCCATGCTGCAGAAATATCAGAAGAGCCTTCTTTTTGATTTACAAAACATACCAGTATACTTTGGTCTTTTGGATTGTACAATAAATGTGGATCTAGCTTATGAGATATATTTTGCCAAGGAGACCATTCATAATTATAGTCAGTATTAGTATCTAACGAATCTAATGTGTCTGCAGCACTATTATGCGATATATCTCTTGATATATTTTCAGACATGTTTCCATTGTGAAAATAGATACCTTGATAATCTGCAAAAAACATTCCAAAATCAGTAACTAAAATAGACTCTTGACCTATACACCCAGTACCTTCAAATGCGTCTTCTACAACCATACTATCTAGATTAACTCTCCATGTATTGTGCAAATCAAAAGCATATATCTTCCCTGCAAACCATTGTATTGCAGTAGGTTTATTAGGTAATACACAAAAGTCTTTAGCCCAATTAAATGTAGAATATGCTTGAGGTTGTGATTTAAATATAAAGTTTTTACTTTGCTTCACTTCAGGGTGCCAACAATCTGCAACTACTAAGTGTCCAGATGCTTCTGTTGCAATGCCATAATGAACTAAAGTATACTCTAGGTCTTCAGGCATACCTGTAATAGCTTCGTAATTAGCCCCTAACGTTCCATTGTCGTTAACGTAAGCAGTATAAACATTATCTGAAGAATTATATGTCCAAGCATCATCTTCAAGTGGCTGTTCTGCTACTAATCTAAAAAACTCATCTTCACTATTTCTTCTATATATTGTAATATGAGATGCTCTAATAGGAGGAGAACTAAGTTTTAAGATTATTTGCATATTCTTATAATTACCAGTTTCGGTAACTGTTCTAGCATATTGATTAAAAGATAGAGGGCCTTCTTGGAAGCTATCGTAAACTACTGCAACTTTATAGTAATACGTTTGACCTTCATTAAAGTTCCCAGTTTTATATTGCGTTACTGAATTACCATCATCGTCAGTTACAGTTTCAATATCTGTTAAACTTTGTGGCAAAAAACTAAGACCTACATCTAAATCCCCTGATGGGTTTAAATGTAAGTAAGGAGTGTTAGATGTATGGTAAGGGTCTGACTCACCAGGATCTACAACTGTTCCATCTGAAGAATATTTTGCAAAACCACTTTTAATTGAACCTGTAGTTGCAAATACTTTTGCTATTTCATAAGTCCCATCTGAAGAAAGAGACATGCTTGATGTTCCTATTTCAGATAATTTTAAAGGACCAAATGTGCTATCAGCATTTAATTCAGAAGTTACACTTTTATTTGCATTTATTTTATTACCTTGAAATGTAGTTGTATTGGCAGTCCACTTTGCAATAGCAGTATCGTTGTGAGTTAATCCAGGCATAACTCCACTCATATACATTTTTTTATTAGTTTTATCGTTACTAGTATTTGTTAAATATTCAGTAGCACCATTTGTAAATACATCGCCTCTACTTACAGATACAAGTCCATACTTACTTGGAGGAGGTTGAGTTATTAAATCATTGTTAGGTTGTGTAGAACTAGCAGTAGACACTTGTAATGGTGTTATTGCCCTATGTGAAGCCTTTTCCCAACTATTAGCAGGTAATGTGTTTGTTGCTGTATTTTGATTAAAAATAGAGCCAGGCCTAAACGTACATTTCATTCTTATAATTCTACCGTCAATTAGGTTGCTAGCCGTATTTTCATTTTGAATTAAATTTACTGCAGACCAGTTTGACGAGTATACCCCATCAATAAACTCATTGTCTATTTTCTGTATATAATAAAAAGGAGAGTTATTAACTATTGTGTCTGCCATCCTAGCAGTATGACCGCCCTCTCCCATACTTCTTTGCAGCGCTCCATAGTTATGTTTATTTGCTGGCATTATAACCCATTGATCCCATGACTTAAATTCTGGAGTAACAGTATTTTCAAACCAGTTATATTTATGCCATTTTTTTACTCCTTGTGTTAACTTTTTATATCCAGACTTCATAACTATGTCGCTAAGCAATTGTTCGCCTTCTAAGTAAGCTACCACTCCAATTTCATCAGAATCATCCCTATAATTAGTTAAACCTTTTTTATGTGGATATATTCTGTAGGTTCCTTCCTTAAATCCGTATGTTTTTCCTATGTTAAAATTACTGCCTGCATAACTTTCTAGCTCTTTGTAATCAAGCCAACTAGGCAACCTTGGATGGTCATCATCATAATCATTGCTAGATTCAGTACTTCTATCCTGCCATCCCCAGTAATAGCTATTGTGGTCACCATCATCTTCACACCAAACTGTATTCCAGTAATTGTCAAGATTTGGTTCAAGTATTTCACTGTCTACTTCTAAAGTTTCAGAACAATGTTTACCATTAGTTAAAAATCCTAAACAATCAGTTGCTCTCCATTTTATTCTATTTGAGTAGACACTATAAAAACCATCTTTACCAACTTTATATCTATCACTTACCTTACGTCCATCAAATACATCGCTAGGAGCATACCAATCAGAGCCTTCGTTTCTATAATCTTTGTTAAATTTCTTCAATGACCTGTAAGCTGGAGTAATTGGTTTTGCAGTAACTAAATCTCCTGACAAGTGTTCTGTAGTGCTTATACTTGTTAAATCAATAGCATATAACCATTCCTCATTATGCGTAAAGCCTTCGTCTCTACAGTAAAGTACAAATAAAGTATTATCTTTTTCGTATATATCTGATATTCTAGCACTAATAGGAGGTTTTCTTTTTATAAACTTACCTGCGCCAAGCATAGTGTTCATCTCTGCTGTAGTCTCTAATTTAAAATCTAATTTAAAATAAGACATTTGCTCATTTACTAATAGTTTTCTACTATCAGCACCATCATCAATATATCTTAGTGCCATTATTTTTATTGTATCATAAGAGTCTTTACCAGCAACCCAAGCATAAGTTTGCTTAACTGACTTATTTGTTCCAGGAACATCATTATCTAAATGACTTGCAATACTAGTTTCATAATCTGTATAATCAGTATTATCTGCAGTCCAATCTCCATTTACATATGGAAGATAATTGGCCCTACCTTTTTCTGCAAAATGTTTCATTAAATGTTGGCTACTGCATATAGCACCAGGAATAAAGCCAATTGTAGTACTTCTTGTTTGTTTTCCTACTATAGTTTCTGTTTCAGAGCCTAAAAGCTTGTGTTTTACCCAAAAAAAGTTTCTATCGACCTCAGATATACCTATAACGTTTTCATGGTCTCTTTTAAGCGGCTGTGGCGTTACACCACTATTCCATGAAGCTGCAGTAACTGGATTTTGAGTAAATGATATATTAAATACTGTATTATCTTCATCTACAGGCTTTAATCTAGAATTAACTAAAAATCTTCCTTCTACTTCTTGATTAAAAGGTTTATGTAATATTTTACCAAACCATTTCGGTTCTGAATGTGAAGATCCTCCTGTGCCTATATATACAGACCCTGCCCCAGAATGCAATGCAACTCTATCATAATTAGGTAAAGCCCATTGATTTTCTGAAGAATCATCTGAATCAACAACATCTCCAGTCAATATTGACCTAGAACTTCCATTTTCTGAATAAAAGTTTTCAATAACCTTTATTTGCGTGTCACCAGTATCAACGTTCTTATCATATAGTATAATATCAGTGTGTGTTTTTTCGGCTTCTTTGTCTCTTCCTGTTTGCACATAAGTATTTATAGGGTTTATTTCTAACGAATCAGTGAGTTCTTCTGATTCTACATTGCTTACTATATTCCCTTGCGCATTGATTATAACAAATCGTAAGGATTGTATATTTTCATTAAATATTATATCTGCATAATTATAGTCTACTGGAGCTTTTATAGCGTCATTCATAGCAAATGAATAAGATGTGCTTGCTCTTGTCACATAAATTTTACTATTTGGCTGGTCTACATCTGTAATTGTGACTGTTTCTTGATTTGTTCCATCGTCAAAAGTCACAGATTGTCCTACATAATATTGTAAAGGGTTAGGTATACTTGTTTGTATTTCAGTTGCAGTATCTGTTATACCAGAAGCGATAGTTCCTAATGTTGCCCCATATCCATCAGCATCGTCTGTAGATCTAATTTCTATAGAAGGTTCTTTTGATTCAACACTTGCTGGCCAAGTAGTATTGTCAAGTATATACTTAGTTGCTTGATAAGCACTAAATGTTGTTTTAAATGTAGCACCCGCTTCAGCACTTCCTGTAAATTCAGAAAGTTTTTCTCCATTTAAATACAATTTATATACATAACTACTAATAACTGGGGTAGCGTTAACTCCTGTATTGCTTGTAGGCCAAAACCTTATATTTGCAGTTCTTTGTTCCTCATCTGTTATTAACAGGTCTTCTGGTACTGCTTTTAACTTACCTTCTTCTGATATAGGGTCTATATTTTTAGAAAATACAGGAGAGTCCTCTGGTATATCAGCATCAGAAGGTGCAGCAACAATCCCTTTTAAAAATTGCTTTAACTCTAATATTTTCTTAGCCATTCTTATCCTTTTTAAGTAAGTTTGTTACTATTTTTACTAAAGCATCATAAGATGCACTCATTTTTTTAACTTCTAACTGCAGTTTCTTTTGTTGGTTTATTAGTTGTATAACTATCCCTTCCAGCCTTGTAAATTGCTGATTTATGTCTTTTGTAAGGTCGTCCTGTATATATTTGTTCTGTTTCCAAATAAAATAACCGAAAGCTATTGCTACAGCTACAGGAACTCCAAAAGTCTCTATTATGGCCATTATATCCATTACTACCCTTCGATAAGCTTACCATCGACTATTGCCTTACCATTTTTTATCTCTACAATATTAACAAAACTATTTTGGCCATGATATGTAACAATAGCAAATGCATGTTTCCAGTTTATAGGTCTACCGCCTATAAAACCATTGACTTCAGGACTCATATCCTTTAAACAGCCTATACTATATGCAGATATTGGTCCCTTTGCACTTTTGTCAGAATATACCTGTATGTCATGATGATGTCCATACATTATATTTTGCTTGTATTGTCTACAATGATTACTCGCATGATTCATGCCACTATAGTTATGTCCATGATAATAGCTCATATCTCCTATTTCTAATAAATCACCCAACTTTTTAATTTTGTATCCTCTTTCTTCTAACTTTAGTGCTTTGTTTAGCCCATATTGTTCTAAATAAGGATATTCATTTACAAAGTAATTTAACCATTCGTCGTGATTTCCCGTAATAAAATGTTTTTCTTTTACATTAGCTTTATCTAATGATTCATCTATTTGATTTAAACCTTTGTTTACATCTTCGACTTCTTGTATAATGTCTGGAAGATAGTACTCTAATGGTGGTTTATTTTTTCTTTTCCATCTCCAATGACTAGCACTGTTCCATTCTCCAGTATCTCCCAAATCAATATATGCATCTGGTTTAATTGCCTCTATAGCTTTACAGACAACATTAATAGCCTTTTTATCGGCTAAGGGAAAGTGTTTATCAGGAGTTACTATATATGTTTTCATATACCTCTCTAGTTAAATTGATCTCTTGTAGGTTCTGGCCAATCCATAGGGTTTGTCCAAAATCCTTTTCCTTTTTCAATCCATTTTTCAGTTTTTTCTAAGTTATATTTTAAAAAGAGAGAATCACAATCATCACAAATCCACATTAATATTCCTTCTTTTGTTCCTAGAACTTCTAGTCCTATAACTTTTTTACTTTTGCAGCAAGGGCAAGAAGATGGCTTATCTTTGTAAATTTTTAAGTCTTTTATATCTAATTCTTCTACAAAGGTTTTGCCATCTTTAACTATCAAGTCGCTATATAGCATCATTTCGCAAGATACTTTTTTGCCCCTATATTCCATCCTTATTTTAAAATAACTTTTTTAAGAACTGCTTCAACTGTTTCCCAAATTGCTGTAAGTATTTTTTCTTCAGTTTTTTCATTAATGATAGGAATGTTGATGTTATCGTTAAGCTCTTTTATAACTTTAGCTTTCATCTCATCATTAAATAAGTAACCTGCAATAAGCTCTTTCATTTTACCTCCTTGTATATTTTAATTAACATAAATATTAGTGTTGACAACGCAGCTAGTGCGCTAAAGATTGGGGGAACCCATTCTGTCCAGTGTAGCATCTGTGCTGTAGTAGATCCCGCAATACCTACGGCTGATGTTTTTAATGTGTCTATCATATTAAGACTCCCAATTTAATGTAATATTTGATACACTTGGCGTTGTCCTATTGTAACCTAGTATATATTTAAAACTGCTAAATGAATGTAAATAATAATTATATACTGCATTTGCAGGAGTTACTGTTTCACTAATACTTTCTATAGTGTAATCTCCTGCTGGAGCTGGAAATGAAAAAGATATATTGTTGCCTGTTGCGTAGGCGCCACTAACAACATTTTCTGGAACTGAAACCGAAAAAGTGTTTCCTGCAGTAGCTAAATTTACAGTAGCAAACGATGTCCATCCTGAGTTAAGCCTTATACGAAAACTTGCAGTGCCAGATAAACTTCCAGTACCAGTAAAAGAGTTTGTAAAATTAAAGACTTTAGTGTTATTTGCAGTATTTACACCATCACTACCCATAACTTTATCACCTTCATCTAAGTCTTGACCATATATATTTTCTATAGAAGAACCTGCTATATTAAATATCTTACCTTCATAATCAGTATCAGGAACAACTGAGTCGTCTAAAGATAAGTCAGTTATGCAAAAATCACCTTTCCAATACTCGCTTCCTACATAAGAATCAGTTTCGTCCCACTTGTACGACAATTGGTTCATACATTCATATAAAAAATAAATATAAACTGTTTGTCCTCCTGCCCCTGTCAAGTCAACTGAAAAAGGGTTCCAAGAAGCCCCGTTAGATGTTTGTTGTTCTCCTACAATTCTTTTCTTGTTATATACATTTATAGTGCTGCCGTTACCAGAGGCGTAATCTATATCGCAGCCTCCACCACCTAAGCCGTCACCTGTATCGTTTGTAAAGCCTGTAAATCCAGAGCCTGTAAATGCTTCACTAGCAGATGATGCATTATTACTACTCGTTGTACAAGCAACTCCAAAAGCTCCTATTGCAAGCCCATATGCATGAAAATATCCTGTTAAAGTTAATGTTTCTGTGCTTGAAACAGACGTTAAATCAATTGCTTTTGTTCGTATTAACCCTAAACCTCTATCTCTAGTAGTCGTGTCTCCAAAGCTGGTTCCATTTATTCCTGAAGCTTCCCATCCAAGGTATTTATCATTACCCGTTGAAGTAAGATGACCATTATTGGCAGGATTTCTTCCCCCTAGAGGTCCTGTGTAATTAGATGCAGTGCCATCAGTAAATATTACCCACTGATTATCTCTAAAATTATTGTCTGTAACTTGATTTCCCCAGGATTCAGTTTGTTTTGCTGGCCCTAGTTGCGTTCCAGAAAAAGCAGTGCCTATCGTACAACCATTTACTTCTGCTGTTAAATCAGAAAACTTAACCCAATTATTAGGTAAGTAATTTGTGCCTGTACTACTGTGAGATGCATCTGCAGTTGTAACGTTATTTAAGTTTCCTCCAGCAAGAGCACTTTGAAAATTTTCAGTAAAATAATTAGCCATTTTCGCCCTCTATTGACATGCAATGAGGACATTGAGATATTTTGTCTCCTTCGTTATAATCGTCGTACTCTAATGCATGCTCCGCATCTACAATGACTGTTTCAAACTCTACTTCAATCCCAGCAGCTTTTTTACAATATTCGCAAACCATTATGATAGCTCCACCCATGTTTTGTCAGGATCTAGATATATTACATTATAAGTAGTGTTTACTAAATAACCTACAGGTCTTATTATATCTCCTGCTTCAAATCCACTAACATCTGTAGTGACGTTTCCGCTATCCCCTAAATAAACAACACTTCCTAAAGTCTCTGTTCCTGATATAGTGTCAATTCGAAACAAACCTTTAATGCACATACCTTTATCTGGAAAGTTAGTTCCTGTAGTATCAGCAGTAGCGCCAGCAATAAGTAAAGGTCCGTGAGCAGCCGTATCTTTATCTGCTAAAGCCCATCCTGTATTTCCATAAACATATAATTTACCTTTTGTAAATGCATCTCCAGTTCCAAAGGATATAGTATCACCTTTAAAAAAACCAGCAGTACTAAAATCAGAGAAAGTTGCTACAAAGTCTCCTTCTATAGAGTTAACTCCCCCATGTGTTTTTATTTGCTCCCAACTTGCCATTATATCATAACTTTTTTAGCTAGAAGTTGTTCATGTATTTTTACCACTTTGTCTAGTACTTGCGCTAAAGGTTTTGCTTCAGCTCCTGTTATTTGAGAGGCTTGAAGCAATCTTATTAACATTTCTGTATCTTGTATAGTAAATGATACTTTTGTTTTATCTTCTTTAAAGTTAAAGGTATTTTTACTCATTACGATGTTCTCAAGTATAAAATACCATTATGATATTGCATATGACCAACTGGAACTTCTTCAGAAGCATTATTATAACCATTGTCAATCCTTACTTGCATAACATCTGCTCCGTAAGTAGGGGTTGTAGATAAATCAGCATTATCATTTGTACCAATCATCCATTTATCTTCACCTTCATCCCAGTAAAATAAGGCATTATCGACTGAACTGCCTCTTTCTACTACAAATCCAGCATCAACGTCTGTACTAGTACTTAAATTTGCATTTAATACTATAGTATTGTTATTTACTTCTATAATTTCAGTTTCTGTTGTTATTGTTGACCCCGATACAGTTAAATCTCCATCTAACTGGACATTACCAGACTCATCTACTTCAAAAACTGATGTACCACCACCATTTTTTACAATAAACTTACCATTACTATCTTGGTCAACATCTAATCTTATTACACAATCAACATCTGTATGTAGATTAAGGTTTCCATCAGGAAACCCTTTAATTACAGCTCCTGAGGCTCCAGATTCAAGGAATCCATAAAACTGTGTTTTAGGAACAGTTCCAATAGCTGAATATGTAAACCTTAAGTTTTTTGCGCCTGTTGCTTGTCCTGGACCGATGTCAAATATATCATCTGTACCAGCTGTACCAGCAGTATTATACAGTAGACTTCCTTGACCATCTAATTTTAAGTCATTTCCTAATGTTAAAGTGTCAGCTGAAAAGTTTTGACTTGTACTTCCAGCTAATGCTGCATAAGAACCTGATGCTTGAGCACCAATATCTGATAATACTTCTGCATTACTTCTACTCTCTAATCCATTAGCGGTAAACCTAGCATATTCACCATCTGTTACAGTTGAACTATCTATATCTACTGCATTGCTATTAGCAATACCAAATGTTAATGTACCTTGTTTTGCATCTAATTGAGTTTGAATTGCACTACTTACTCCCTGTAAGTATGAAAGTTCGACAGCAGTAGTTGCAGATACAGCTACTTTTCCACTAACATTAGATAACAATGCCCTGCTTACAGTTAAATCTGAACTAGTAATTGTTGACGCAGCACCAGTTATAGCTGCTTGCTTACTATTAAATGTTGACCAATCATCATCTTTTAGTACACCCCATTGGGAGCTAGTTGCAGCACCTATAGTTACATTATCTCCTGAAGATGATGTAATCTCTACTCCGTCACCATCTTGATTAATACCTAAGTCTGTAGTTCCTGTTGACTGGTCTACCCAACTTAATACATCTGATCCATTTGTTTGTAAAACCTGTCCATTACTACCAGCGGAGCCAACTAAGTCAGTTCCCGATGTTGTGGCAGTTAAGACTTTTTTCCACTCAGCCATGAGTTTGCCTCCTTCTTAGATATAGATTTTAAATATATCGTTATGATTTACAAGTGTTCCTTCTGATGGTGTCGACGGTAATGTAGACACAGTTGGAAGAACAAAGCTTGATAATTGAAATCCAGTATCTGTTATTGTTAATTTAGAACTTCCTTTATAATTAAAAGAAAGTGATTTATTCGTGTTATTTATTGTTATTCCCCAATCATAGCCTAAACTATAATTAGTAGAATTTGTGTTTATATTAAAAACTGAAAAAGCAGGTGTTGTAGATGTCGATACAGAACCTACCCTACTAAAACTTGAAGATTGTGATATATTATCTCTTGTAAAAGACATTAATAGCTCCAGGGTTTAATTACACCGCTTGATACTTTATTTCTTGCTCCTACTTTTTTCCCTTCCCTTACTTGCAGTAAGTATTGTTGGTCAAAGTATTGAGCCAATTGTAAATTTAAAGTTTCTCCTGGTAATTTATATAAATCAGATATAACCTTGTAGCATATAGCTTCATGGAATTGATCTGGTAATTCACTAGATTCGGTTAAATCAGTTGTAAAAGGTAATGGTCTTGTTATATATTCAATTCTAATATTCATTCCTGCTTTTTGAACTGACAAAAACTCATCACCACCGTCAAGAGTTTTATTCTTTTCTACAATACCTATTCTGTTTCCATTGACAAACCAGAAGTAATTCTTTCTTATCTCATCTATACTCATGAGCTATAATCTCCTTTTATTGGTCTATCTAGAAGTCTTTTAATTTCTATTTCGTTTAATTCAACTCTTTTTATTTCTAATACCTCTGGAGGCAAGTTATAATATCTTTGGTCTGAAACTGTAGAATCAGAATTGTTAGATGCAACTTTTAATATCTTAGTTTTAGATGCAAAGTCATCTTGGGCTCTATTTAAAGCCTTTCTTATTGCGGTTTCTGTAGCTTCAGGGTGATGTTGTTGAATTATTTCAATCATTTCTTTTTGCTTCATTAATAATTCTCCCTGAAAAATTGTAATTTTGCTGCTGTTGTTTTTTCTAATTCTGCTTTTTGAGCACTTAAAAGTTGGAATAATTCAGTGTCCTCTTCTTCAATACCTTGCTTATTTAATACTGCAGTAATAAGTTTTGTTGCGCAATGATAATACACTAGTTCTAATGTTGGCTGAGGAAACCCAGCAAAAGCATTAGCCTCTGTAGTTGCATCGTCAATTGTAACTTTGCTATATTTATAAACTCTAAAAGCTGAAGAATTAGTGTCTAAATAATTTGCACTACCAATCTCTTTAAATACTGCAACAGTAGAAGGCGCTCCATATATTAATTTTTTTGTAGAGTTTCCTACTTTATTTTCAAACCAAAAAACTGGACTCCAATTTGTTGCTAAATGTATACTATCAGTATCTAAAACTCTGGATTTTTGAGTAATTGGTATTTCTTTAGCAAATCTTGTTAAATACTTTTCACTAGGGACATTGGCAATAAAAGTGCTTTCACTAAACACTCTTTCTACTGCAAGTATAATGTCATCTTGTTCAAACTCATGACCATCATCCATTACGCTCCCAATAGGAAACTGCTCATCTGTATCATTGGGTATGTTTTCTGGATCATTAGAAGGAGTAGTGGCTTGAGCCATGTAAGTTGCAGGCAATAAAGCTGCAGCCTCCCAAACGCCCTCTGTTATAATATCGTACTTATCCTGCAATTCATCAAATATAGTTGAATCTGTGGCTCCTAGTACGTTTGTTATTTTAGATATTACTGACATATTCTCCTAAGTGTGATAACCCCCTGCAACCACAGGGGGCATCACTGTGTTAACTATTATTTACTCAACAAAATCAATAACAGCGTGAGTTTCAGGTAACATTACCTCAAGACCCGCTTCTGTTATAATCATGTCTTTTCTGCCGTCAATGTCGTTATCTTGAACATTAGTTTCAACAAAAGTATCTCTCGATATTCCGTTTCCACTTAATGGTCGATAAGAAACATTAGAAAGATCGATACATACAGCTTTATCAGCCATATCATTTCTAAACAACGGATGAGCTACGAAATTCATAGCACCATATGATGTTTTGATTGAAGCTATATCGATTGGCATGAAGCTAGAACCTTTAACATCTAAAGTAGCAGCAAATACGTCTTTATTATTTGTTGCAGTTCCATCACTAGCTTTAGTAAATGAATTAGACAAGAAGTTGCCGTCACCCATTTTAAGTAAACTATTGATAACTTTTCTAGATGTTAAGCATAGTTTCTGTCCACTGTTTCCAGATTCATAACTCATGAAGTCATCCATTACATCAACTATACCATCATAGTTGAATCCTGCTTTAACGTCATAAGTAGAATCTGAACTAGCAGCAGCAGTACCTTTATTATAATCTAATTCGTACCTTTTGCCACCTTTTGCTTCTAGAAATGGTATTATACCCCAAGATGATCTAACATCAGCAGTATTGTACTTTCCATAACCAAATAAGAAAGCATTCTCTAGGTCCATTTTGTGTGCTTTAATGTGCTCAGCATAGATTCTTTGCCATTCATTAGCATACCCTCTATACTTTGTAGCCATCATTGAACCACTCATTAATGGAACTGCTGTTTTAAATATCTGAGTATAAAACTCTGCACTAGAGATTTCATCTCTGAAACCTTCTGGAGCTTCTGTAGCTTCACCCCATTGAGATCCCATTACTTGACCAGCTTTTGCAAACGCAGAATTTGTTTGCCCCCATGTAACACTATCATTGTCAGATATTTTGATAAAGTTTGCAGCTGGTATAATTGCTAAACCACCTTGAGCTTTACCTTTATCTCCTGAAGTATCTGCATCCCAGTTAGTGCCATCATGCTTTAATATAACAGGCTCAGCAGTAATTTTGTATGCTACTCCACCAACTCTAACTACTTGATTCTTAGTTAAAAAGATAGGTGAAAACATACCTGTAGTATTAGTTCCTAACGAAGTTAAGCCTTTTACTACTTTACCTTGATGCGTGTAATCAACTTCAAAAGCAATATGAGTAGCTACATCGCCATCTGCACCGCCTTCTGAAGTTTCATTTGAACCTGCAACTATTGTTGCATCTGCCCAATCATTATCAGCATCTGTTACTTTAACAGCAGTTGCTGTAAAGTTACGTCTTTGCCATTGGTTTCTATATTCTAAAGGTCTCCACACTGTTTCATCGATAGGCTTTTTACCTAGCTTTGACAGATATGAGAAGAAAATTGATGTTTCTGGAGCTAACTCTGCAACTTTATCACCAATGCCAAACGTTCTTCTTATATTATCAATAGCTGGTCCGCCCTGCGTATTAAAAGCAGTAGATGGAGTACTTGTTTTCAAGTTTGCCATTTTTTACGTCCCTCCTTAAAGGATATTGTTTTGTTTGTCATTTTTTATAAGAGCACTCATAAAATCTTGACTAGAATCAGAAGGTTCGTTTGTTTGAGCTGGTTGAACTCCCATAGGAGTAGGAACAGACTGAGCACGCTTCACTTGATTAAATGTATTGCTAGGAGCAGATACATTAGATTGTTGTGTTGGTGCAGGTGGCATACCCTTTTTAAATTTATAGTATGCTACTAGTTCGTCCATGCTTACTGAATTTGGGTCATTCATAGTCGATATAAAATCATCTAGGTCTTCACCTAAATCATAATTATTTTGAACATATGACCTAACCTCATTCATTTTATTAGCTTCTTCAGCTCTTTGAACTCTACTTTTTTCTATATTTTCTAGGTTTTCGATTTTTTTATTGTACGTCTCTCTCATTACAGCTACTTGGTATTGAGATGCTAATTGATTATAGGTTTGAATATCATCACGCCATTTATCAACTTCATCTAAATACTGAGCAGATGCACTAGCAGGATCTGAATATGCCTCTTCTCTAGAGAACCCAGCAGGTTGCTCAGGCCTAGCAGGTGGAGGAGGAAACTCCTCTTGCTCCTGACTTGTTGGTGCATTAGCTTCTGCTGGTTTTTGACCACCAGGAGTTAAATTTTGCACGGCCTCTGGATTACTACGGAGATAATCAACCATTGGTTGATACTCTTTCATTTCATTTACTTGATTCTGCAATTTAGCAGCTTGCGACTGCCAATATTGATAACGCACTTGATCGTTATTGTCAGGGTTAACTTCTTGATTAGAAAAGTCTTGCTGAGGTGTTACATCTTTTTCAACAAGCGTCTGGGTATCCTCGTGTGTAGGAGGGGCCGTCTCTTCAGGTGAAGGTAATCCTAACATATCGTTAAATGAGTTATCTGTTTGTTGGGTGTCCTGCATACCTTTTTCAAAATCAGGTATATCTGTATTAACCTGTTCTTGAGGTTGGTTCTCAGGAGCCATTTCGTTATTAGCTTCCATTGCTATTTTTTCCTCTCTTTAGGCTGCTTCTTACCGCTAGAAGGTGAGCCAGTTTTGTTGTCTTTGGCGGCGTCTTGAAGTTCTTTTCCAATCATTGAAAGATTATCTTCGAGTCGTTTTTCAAATAGCGTACCAGCTAATTTAGCCTTATTAGATGTAGAATCTAATTCGCCTTTGAACTTCTCTACTTCTACCTTTTGCTTCAGGTGGACATTCTCTCTAGTCATAGTTTGCATATCACCTTGTAGATCTTTGATTTGCTCTTTTGCACTTTCGAGTTGTGCTGTAAGCTGTTCGATAGTATCTGTTCTTTGGAGAACTCCTTCCATATCGAAAACTTCTGTTTTCTTTAGGACTTCTGTTCTGTCGACAATACCTTTTGAGTATGCATCCATATAAAACTCAAGTTCCGCATATCTATTAGACGGAAGTGTTGAGCCTGATACATAGACAACGTCATACTGACCAACTGTAATATCGTTAGCTACTTGTATCTCATCTGTTTTGTCGTCATACAATTTTTTATTAATAGCATATTCGCTTAGTGAATTGTTTGGTTGAACAATTCTAAATACTTTTTCTTCTTGATATAATTCTTGCATCATCTGTATAGCTATTTTAGCTACTCTAGTTAATGCTCCCTCTACATCTGCTAATTTAGACTTAATTTTTCTTTGTCCAAACTCGTCTAAAGATATAGTTGCTTTATAAGTTTGTGGGGCAGCTTGAGAATTGCCCATCATCATTTCGTAGAGTCCTAACTGGTGGTCGATGTCGTTTTTAGCAGTCTGTTCGTTATTATAGAGCTCATTAGGTAGTGGTGATGGACTAGCCACAACTGGCTGCCCCATATCAAAGTCTACCTCTATTCCTACTCCAGGTTGCGCCCACTTTTGTTCAAACTCTTGCATATCTACTGACCCTGAAGGTATTAAAACTTTCATATTTGTAGATGTTATTGCATGAGATATAATTAGTGAGCGTGTTTTATTAATGTAATCCTGAAGTCCTTTAACCATACGCACATCTGAAACGGGGAAAGGTGTTCTTGTGTGTAGATTAACAATAGGAACTATTGGGTAGCTACTAGTTGGCAGCACCCTTGAATAGATATATTTATTTCCTATAACAACGCATTGCTTTACTTTTCTGACAGAAATAGGTACAACCTCAATAAGTCCTTCACCTACTAAGTCAGCTTTATTTTTCATTTCAACACCTGGTAACTCAGTTACTAAACCAGCTTCTTGCATTGCATTTATTTTTGCATCTTCAATAGCTGTGTCCATTTTATCCATATGCTCAGCTAATTCAAACTCCATTCTATCTGGAAGCATATTGCCTAATTGCACTTGCTCAGCTAACCTTTGTTCCATTTCTTGATATTCAATTTGTAACTCTTCTTCTATTTTATGTATATCTTCTTCAATAAGCTTGTGATTTTTATCTAAAACTTGAAGTTTCATTTTGTCTATAGAATCTTGAGCCTTCTGAATATCTTTACCTTCGTAAATCTTACCTTCGTGTACTCCTACAGGTGTTTGCAAGTACTGTTCAAAAGTTTCTTCATCAAATCTAAACTCTTTTCCAGTAAACTGTTCAAAAACCCTAAACATATTTTCATTAACTTTGTAATACCTTTCAAAGCCTCTGATATATTCATCATCTCCATCCTCCACTGTATCTATTTCACCAGGAAATGTTATACCTGTATCATCTACACCTCCTGTAATAATCTGATCACTATCGTAAAAGCCTGTAGCAGCACTTATAGCCTTTTCGTATTGAGGATATAATGCCTTAGCCTGCTCTTTTGTAAAGTTTCTAGATATAATTATATTTTCTGCATCATCAAAGAAAGGATCTCTAGAATTGGGGTCAACATATACGTCAAGAGGGTCTATGTCTTTAATCATAACCTCACCCTTACCTGCATCTGCTTGTGGATTTTGATATACCATAACATATCCTAATCCAGTAACATAATAATCATCAATAGCTTGTCTAATGACAGTTCTACCATCAGATATATCGTGCATATAAGAAAGTAAGTGATTTAAAACATTAGCGACTTTTGTATCGCTATCTTCTCTTGGTGATACTTTAAAAGAGGGTCTATTTGCTGTTAATAATGCTTTTGCTGTTTCTACTGCGGGGTGTATTCTATTTACTACAATAGGGGCTTGACCACGAGATTTAAGAGTCTCCTCTTGTTCTTTAGTCCATTGTCTACCTAATCTATATTCCTGGTCTTCTCTAGCCTGAACTTCCCAATGCTCTCTTTTTCTTTTATATAAATCGAATAAGCGCTTAGTTTCTTCGGCTATCTTTTTGCCAGACTTTCCGTCGTAAGCCATATATATGTTAAAACCCCCGTTTTGTATACCCATGTAGGCATTGTAATATAAGTACTATAAAGTCATCCAATCAAGTACTTTCTTTAATTTATTTGGTTCAGCGTCCTCATCAAATGATTTTATTCTTGATGGCCTTGCACCTTCTAGTGATGTCCATAATGCATCCATAACGTCATCATGCTTACCTTTTGGGTAAGATAAAAACTCTGCTTGTGCGTCTGTATCTTGACTTCTAAAATAAAACTCTCCTTTAGCAAACATAGGGACTAATGATAAAAGTCTTTCAGATTTACGTGTTCTAGGTTTTACCCCTTTTTCTAGGCCTGGTATATATAAGTTTTCTTCTAACATACGTTTTTTAACTGCTGCTCTTAATGCTTCTTGATATGCAACAGTTTCTATTTTCATTTTACGGTGCCTATACTTTTTAAATCTTTCTATAATAATATCAGGTTGTTCTGCTGGAGATACATGCTTTCTATATAAGTCTATTAAATACTTATTCCCATCAAAATCAATACCAATAGTTATAAGAACAAAAAAGTCTGCCCTTGCTGAAAGAGATGATGCTGGATCAACTCCTCCATACACTTCTACAGGTATAACTTCTTCCTTATCACCCTTTTGTTTAACTAAACATGGTTGACCTTCTCTTCGTTCAAAGTCATATTGATGCAGTTTAATCCACTCTGGCTTAAAAGGTGCTTCATCAGGAGATTGCGCTATATTCATGTACTCTTGATAGAATCCATTTATATTACCTACAGATGCATACTCCTCTTTTATTTGAGATATACGCTCATCAGGAAATCTTTCGGGCCATATTGGAGAGCCATCTTCATTTATTATAGAAAACCATAAAGTGTTCCATGCTGGGGAATCTTTTGCCCAGTATAAGAAACAATCTTCAGAGATAACAGTACCTATCATAACAATACGGCCCTCATCAGATAGTGACGGTATAACTGCCTCTGTCATCCATTTTCTATTTTTGGCTCTAGCCTCTTGCGTGAATGCGTTTAATTCTGATTCAAAGTCATCTACAATAATTAATGTAGGACGTGTATCTCCTTCAATAAAACCCCTAACCCTTTGTCCTGTACCTACTGCTACTATACGAACACCATTAGCCGTAACTACATCTGTTGCTGTCCACCTTTTAGCAGTATTAGGACCCATATCTCCAAACAATGTCTTAAATTTTTCACTATGAGTTAAGTGGTACTTAATACGAGATAAGAAGTTAATAGACTGCGCCTGTGATTCAGAGATGATTACGATGAACTCCTCGTCATCTTCGTGTTTAAAAGCGATTCTGTGTAGTGGAAGGAGTAGGGAGGTTACTGTGGATTTAGCTGTACCACGAGGCGCTGCTATTAAAACTCTTTTTTTATTTCTGTCTCTTAAATGAGAATATATTTCATGATGAAAAGGTGGAGTAGCCTTTCTAAGAGCAGTAGGAAAACAAGTACGACCAAAAAGTGCAATGTTTTTAAATAACTTCTTAAGAGCCTGCTTCTTAGCATATCTTTCTTCAAAATCATTCATCTTTTTTTAACTTACATCCACACTCTTTACAGCAAACAAAGTCCCTTGGTTCGTGAGCTTTTTCTTCTAAATCTCTTAATTTGAGCATTATATGAGAAATAAGCACATCTGTTTTATAGATATGCTCTGCTACTTGCTTCATTGTTGGTTTTTTAGGCTTCATCTGTAGATGTCTTTGCCTCTATCTTTGTTTGTGTGCCCTTTAGATGTTGTTCTTCTTCATTTATCTCATCTAATAGCTTTCTTGTGGCAGTAGCCTCTAGCTGAGTAGTAGTTTTAGTTACAGTCTTATCTTTCATGCCTAACATATCCTGTATATTTTCTACAACTCTAAGAAAGTTCGTTATATCTTTCTTTTCTTTAGCCATTTCTAAGGCTTGGTCTAATAAGTCAATTGTTTTTGATCTATTGTGACCTTTTTCTGCTAATACTTCTTTTAATTCATCTTTTACCATAGATTTAAACTCCTGTGTTCTCATCCATCTTTTTACTGTCCTCCTCTTTGAAGCGCTAGGATTATTAATAACAGTATCAATGGCCAAATCCATATTAAAACAGACACTATAGACCATTGCGAGGTTTTTCCATTCTTGGGTACCTTTACGTACTTCGAGCTGAGGCTTGCCAGACATTGTGTGATTAGATAATCTACCGTCTGCTTTAAGGTTTTGATTAGGATACCTAGGAGAATGAAAGGCGTACCCAAAAGGCATACGAATATAATAGCTATCAACTCCATTATCCCCAGTATAACACTTCTTTTGGATAACCTTTCCAACATAATTATCATCAGTGAGCGCATATTGCCCTTCTTCTGCTTCTTTCCAATATACATACCCAATTTCTTTTTTATCAGCCTCTTCTTTATTGTAGATTTTATAGGTAGTTTTACCTATATCTTTATGTCTGATACTTATTTCGTACATTTTAGTACTTTTTCTTAGACTTAGCCTTCTTTTTTTTCTTTTTTGGTGGTCTACCTACCTTTTTACCATATGTACCTTTACCTTTAGGCATATTAGTCCTCCTTTATTTCAAAATGTGGAAAATCATCAAATCTATTGTCATGAACATACCAATCTTGATCCCAATCACCGCCCCATCTAAGGTTTATCGCCATAGACTTAGCAATGCCAATAACAAAACCAGCGAACAAATGAAAACGTTCTCTGTCATCCCAATCAATAGGATAAGGGACCACATCAACAGCCCTACTTGGATTAGAGTTATGACGACCATTGGGGTATTTAACCTTAGTCTTACCTTCTTCAAATAATTTATTTTGTCTTTCAGCACTTCTATGTCCCTCTATTACACTACAATCTACGTGTTTTATTACTTCGTTAAGCACCTTTTGTATTCTTTCATCACAGGTAGCTAAATTCTTTTTACTTCTACTTCCAAATTTTGGCATTAAAATATTCCTTTTACTTTATCTAAGGCTCTTGCTAGAAATCCTTGAGTTTTGTTGCTAGATTTAGGTCTATTTAACTCATGATTAATATCAGATCGTTTTGTAAGATATTCATCACTACTACCAACATATATTTCTGAGCCTTCATACACCCCTGTATCTTCGTTAAATGTCCATGTTTGATTTGCATTAGCAGCCTTACCTTCAGGTGTATCTCCATACGCCAATGGCATATGTGCTTCCCAAGCTTCTTGAGTACTTCCAGCGTTGTGAACTTGTTGAGCTCTTTTTTGCAGGTTATCCCATGCATTACGAACAATTTCTTCATCCCAAATTGTCCCGTCCTGGTCTACAAAGTTACCGTCAGGGTCTGTGTGAAACTGATATGGACCTAAATTAAACTCTGAATAATTCCTTAAATCTCCAGTATTACGATCTGTTGTTACAGCGTCAGTACCACTAGTAAAATGACTATCTACAAGCTCACCATATTTATTATAAAAATTTCTCTCATTAATACCGTCTGATATTTTTGAGTAATCAATAACAGGATTACCATCACTATCTAGGACATAATTGTCCATATGCCCATCTTTTTTAACTTGCCTAGGGTTTAAACCTTCTGTGTTTAGATTACTGTAAAACGAGTCATATGATGCGCTATTGTCCTTATTACCGCTAATAATCTCTTCTTCTAGGAACTTACTTCCCATGCTAGAATTGACATTAGTACTAAACTCACCTGGCTTTATCTTGTCTTTTATCTGGTCATAAGACGCAGTTAATAGATTATTTTTTTCTGCCATTTTTAGGGTACCTTCTTACGTTATTTACTGTTACTGTTGTATTCCACTTTGTCGTTACTGTATCAGTCTTTATAGGTTTATATTTACTACTCACTGTACTCCTGAAGATATATTTATTAGTTAAAAACTACTCAATGTTCTGTTGTACTACTGTTGTAAACAAATGTTAAGACTGTTGTAGTAGTCTAAAGTAGTAACGACCACGGGAATATATATATGTAATATAGTAACGTAATGTCAAATACTGCAACAAAAACTTTAGGAAAGTCTAAATTGCCTTTTTTTGCTCAAAATATATTTCCATGGTACCTTACCTTAGTTTTTACATCAATCTAGCCTAGAAAGGGGTGTTTTGGGGTTGAAAAGTGCATTTGTAAAAAATTGCCCTAGAATCTGAGTGCGTGATATACACTACCCCGACCCCGTTGAAATTCACGGTGCGCTTCGCTTACCAGGTTGAATTTCTCACGGTCCTGGGGTAGGTTCAACCGTAGGTTGGCCCCTGCTCACTTGGGCTCGTTGCCCTAATTAATAAATAATAATAAAATAAAGGAAATTAATTATGTCAAGTTCAAAGAATAAATACTGTTCATTATATAACTATGCAAATGAAAAGCAACAACATAAAGATAAAGTTATCAAAAATGGTGCTATTGTTGAAGAGTGGGTTAATACCAAAGTTGAGGGTAAGCAACAATATAGAAATAGTATCATAATCAACTTTATAGCAGAAGAGGGTAAAGCAATCCCTGATGTATTATCTGTTGATATGTTAAAGGCTATGCAATCTGAACACGATAAACTAATCGTTGAAGAGGGTGTAGCATATAGAAAGTCTTATCAGTTCCCAGAACCTATGGAACAGATAGATGAAGATGAGGTTACTACTGTTACTATCGGTGTTAAGTATCAGCCAATACGTAAAGGATTTCGTAGTAGTCTTTCATTTGGGTAGTATCAACCTAAAGGTTGTAGAAAGGGTAGACATCTGTCTATCCTTTTTAAACCCACGACAATAGAGCGTTAAGTAAGTCTTTTAGTATACATAAACCAATAATAAATAACTACGGGGGACTATATGAATATAGTTAAAAGTCTCGGTTCAACTGAGCAATTCAATCATTATTTAAAGCAAGACGGCACAATATTATCAGTGCAAAAAACTAAAGAATTAACAATACCACAATCGCTATCAGTGGCTATTGAATTGGCAAAGGGGGTAAACAAATGAAAATGAAAAGTTTAGTCAAATTATTTACATTTTTATCTTGTTTAGGCTTTTGGTATTTAATATTACCTACCTCATATCTTACCTTTATACTTTGGACAGTATTATACATTGTAGTTGGAATACCACTGTATTTAACAGCATTCTATCTACAAGTAATAATAGTAAGGACTTTACGCAAAAAGTCTAAATTCTGTCGAAAGCTTATCATCAATCCTCGATACTAATGATCCAGACAATAGCCTGTGTCTTAAAACGTGCTAGCCCTGAGTAAGGCTTAAAACTGCTCAAAATTTCTAAATATTATAAAACTAGGAGGTCAATAGTGGGAAAAATGAAAAGTCTATTAATGGACTATCAAGACTACAACGGCTATCCAATAGAGATAGACGAAGCGGCATTGTATGATTATCAACAGCAATGTCATGAAGAAGAATTAATTAGAACAGGTAAAGCTGCGTATCAACCAGAACCAGGAATTGAAGAAGATTCCTATAATCTTTACATGGAGGGTAAATTATGTGGAGAACAAATAAATACTGCCCTTACAGGTTCAGATACGAACTCGAAAGATGGGCAAACAGTCGTTGGCCTGAGAAAAAGGCGAAACATGCGAAAATGAGTCGCAAACAGTTATATGCAATCTGGTATAGTCAATAGGGGCTATACTATAAACTGGAGGGTAGATGAAATTAAATAATCGACAACAAATAGCACTATCAAAAGTTATCAATTATTTATACACAGAAGAAGAAAAGCATTTTGAAGAATCAAATAGACCAGTGGATCACATATTTAAAGAAGTAACCGTATTAAATCAAGCATTAAAAAATAAGAGTGTTATCTCTTACTAGTCGCTAATATAAGGCAACCAATCAAGGTTTGCCGACCAATCGGGTTTACCCCCGTATACCCAGGGCTTATAACTTTTTAGCGACGGTTATAGGCCCAAATATTTAATAGAGGGGATATTGACAGGCGAGAAAAATACCGTCCTAGGTGCGAGAGTATACACTAACGAGGGTCAAGCCTCTCTATTACTATTAACTACATATATAAATATCATAATAGAGGAGAAAACAATGGATTTTTTTATGAATTTACCAAAAGGTGTTGTATGGATACTGTTATTCTTAATAGGAGCAGTATTTTGGTATTTTATAGTTAAATATTTATTCTAGGAGGTAGATATGAAGTGAAATACGTAACACGTAAAGCAAAAATAATCAGAGAATCAGGCAGATCATCTGATTTTATTACACCATCATTTGGTTTTGGCTGTGTATACAGATGCAACTACTGTTATATGCGTAGGCATGTAAGTAGAGGGCTAACAATAGCCAAAAATACACAAGAACTAATAGATGTTATAGATAACCATGTAAAATCATTACAATGGCCTAAAGCGCCTAATCAGACTCATAAAAACTTTTATACTTATGACTTTAGTTGTAATGAAGACTATGTAAGGCACATAGAGTTTCATGATTGGCAACTATTATTTAATTACTTTAAAAATAGTGATAGAGCCTTTGGCACTGCAGCAACTAAATATGTTAACAGACATTTACTAACATTTAATCCTAATAGGAAAATACGTATAAGATTTAGTCTAATGCCTCAACATTTATCAGACAAATTAGAGCCTGGTACTAGCAAAATAATAGAAAGAATAAAGGCAATAAACGAGTTCTACGATGCAGGTTATGATGTTCATATAAATTATAGTCCTGTTATCGTATATGACAACTGGCTCAACGACTATCAAGATCTGTTTAGACTTGTTAGTGAAAATGTTAGAAACGACATCAAAAAAGACGTTCTAGCAGAATGTATCTTCTTAACGCACAATGCGAGTATGCATGAACAGAATGTATCAAAGAATACGAGGGGTGAAGAGTATTTGTGGACTCCCCATAATCAGGAGGAAAAAGTGTCACAGTATGGTGGACACAATATACGATACAACTGGTTTTACAAGAAGAAATACATAGAGCAGTTTAAATACATGCATACTAATGGTGTACCTTGGAATAAAATAAGGTATATCTTTTAATGCAGCCCAGTGAGTCTCTCGTCAGTATGAAACAGGACTACCGAGCATGGGCTTAAATCTGGCTGGCATACCTAACAGAGAGGCGGATAGAAGCACTGCAGTGGCGTCTGATAGAGTTAACTATCTATGTCAAACTAAAGTATGCCAATAATTGGTTAACCACGGGGAGTGAGAGTCTAGTAGCGCTAGAGAGGCTCCCCAAAAATTTAAAAGAAAAGGAGATAATATGCCTAACTGGTGTTATAACGAAATGACAATATCTGCAGATGGTGAAGATGCAGAGAAACAATTAGAAGAATTTAAAAAAATTAGCATAAAAGTTGAGAAAAAAGAAAATGACAATGGAGATAAATACACTGAAGAAAATTTAACATTTCAAGGTGTAGTTCCAAGACCATCATCTTTAAATATTACATCTGGCAGTTCTGTTAGTGACGCTATATCATACCTAAAACATTTAGACGGAGATAGTGAAGAAATTAAAGGCATGTTTAACAGAACCTGGATGACCGAAGGACCTGATAAACTATTTGACAAAGAATCATCTGAAAGCGATAAAATTAAAGCAATCGCAAAGTGGTTAGAAGATAGTTTAGAAGTAAATGATTTAACCGAAGCCAGAGTTGCCATGGAAAATATTAAAAAACATGGACATAGAGACTGGTATTGGTGGTCAGTAGAGAATTGGGGGACAAAATGGGATGCAGTAACAACTAACTATGATTACGATCATCAATGGTTGCAAGTATGTTTTGACACTGCATGGTCACCCCCAGAACCATGGATAAAAGAAGTATCCAAAAGATTTCCTTTATTGGAAATAACAGTAAGAGTAACAGAAGAAAGTGATGCATATATGGGTTATATTTGTGCAATTAACGGCGAAATCAATTGCAGTTTTGCAGAACCACATATGCCTAATTAAAAACATAAAGAAAAGGAGGCTATATGCCAGCAGCTCAAGGAGTAAACGTAGAAGTATCATCATATACAAGAGGTGGAACATTTGAATCAGGTAGATTTGTAAAATTAGCAGATGTTCTTAGAGAATATTCAGTAGATCAAGGTGAAGCTATTATAGAAGTAACAGGCGAAGACGGTGAAGAAAGAAAAGTTACTGCTGCAATGAACTTGCAAGAAGGTGATACTATAGTAATAATGAAAGCCAAAAACAAATCAGGTAGATAAGTAGGCTTTTAAATAGAGAAGGGGGCAATAACTGGTCCTAAGATATTAGCCAAACAAACTAGTCATACGTGGCGGACTAGCATAAAGGAATATGTGAGCCCCCTTACTCACAACCAGGAGGTTCTATGAACGAAACTGAACAATTATGGTGCGATTTATTACATGAATGGCACGATAACACTAATGGTGTAAGTGAACCAGAAATGAGTTTAGAGAATCAAGCCAAATATCTTTCTAAAAAATATCCAATTAGAGTAACCACTGTAAAAAAATCTCGTTACAATAGTGATAACGACGAATCAATAACAGTAGACGAAGACAGAGCATTGGTATGTTTAAAGAAAGTTATAGTCAAATATAGACCACACCTCCATATGGGAGAGTATTGGCTTGATGTGGATTTTAGCAATGGTGTACAAAATTACTCTTTTTATAATATACAAGAGTTAGAGTCAGAAACCTTAGCACTATATGCACAACATCCTCATATAAATAATGGTAAACCATGTCTAGGAACCTATCAAGGTGATCTAGGCACAGCATTTGTTGCAGCTAATTACATACAATTTATGTCATTAATTAGAGCATTCTTAGGAACATACACAGGTAACGATACATATTTTAGAGGCACACATTTTAAAACAATAGACCTCAAATGTCAATTACATAGTGTAAATCAAATTAATGATATATTTAGTGAAGAAGCAGCAGACTCGGGTATAGATGCTTATAGTGTAGCAACAGACCCGATGAGATGGAATTGGCCTAAAGATTTAACAGCTTTTAATACTATAACAATCACAGGTCAAGAACCACAACTGCTACAAGCATATTTTAGAGTTAAGAAATTTCCATTTTTACATCAAAGGTATAGTGGGGGTTTGTATGAATATGCTAGCAGTATATCAAATAAAATACTTGGATATGTATCAATTGCACATCATATAGGCGAACTAAGCCTAGTACAGTCTTTTGAATTTGTCAGAGTATTTTTATTAACATGTAAAGCACATTACAACGGAGAAATGGATGAAGAAACAAGTAGAAAGCTAGAGAAATTAGCAAATGATATATATACAGCTAAACAAACTGGCAAAATTTCTTTAAATCCTAGATATTCTGTTTCATTAGATACTGACAATAGAGACGAAATTACTAATCTTAACGAAATAACAAGTAATCATTTACGTGAAGATGCTAATGAGTTTCTAAAACATATAAAATGGGCAGGTGATAAATTAACAAACTTCGTTGTATTGCTAAGAAAACAAGCACCACATAAAGCAGCTGAAAACTATTTAAAAGTTCTTAAAAATTCAGTAGATGTAGATTCTATTGCATTAAGATACAAAAGAGTAAGAAAGTTTGCATGTAGGTTAGCATTAGAACAAGTGGAAAGAGACAAAAGGAGGTTCATAAATGAACTTAATAAATCAGAAGTTAATAATTCCTTCGACGATTTGGGACAAGGTACTTTATTTTCTTAAAAAGTTTCCAAGTTTAGAATGGTCAGGACCAGCATGGTACTCACATGAAAAAGATGAAAATGGTTTTCCAACTGAAGTAAAGTTAGAATACTTTCATCCATTGCATTTAGGTACAGCAAGTGAAACAGATTGGGACGGCGAAGAACTAATTAAAATATACAAACCTTTAAGAAAAGAGTTTCCTGAAATAGGTAAATCTTGGGTTCAAGGTAATATACATTCTCACCATAGTATGGGAGCGTTCTTTAGCGGAACAGATATACAACAATGCGAAGATGGCGCTAATGAAAATTTTTATTATTCATTAGTAGTATCAACTAAGCCTGGAAAAGAGGTGCATTTTGGTGTATCATACCCCGATCAGTTTGGAAATGTACATGTTTTAGAGTTTGATGATATAGAGATAGAAACTTTAGACAATGCAGATAAAGAATGGATAGAACAAGCAAAGTACATTAAGAAAAACAAAACAAAAACAGCCCCTCAATTATACACACGAAAACATAATTCTTATTATAAAGAACAGGGGACTTTATTTGGTGTAACAAATGCGGAACAAACAAAAAACCAAAACACCAAACAAGACAGGTACGAAGAATGGATGGATGTTATGTCATACAACAATTCATTTGGCGCCGAAATAGAAGAGATAGGGTTTGACCAATGGGATGCATACGACACACTTATGCTTGACTATGAAAAAGGTAGAATAAAGAAAAATAAGTTAAAAAAAGAACTTAAAAAAATAGGAGTAGATGAGCATGGGCAACCGATACCTTCGTAACCAAGACATTATCGATCAATCAAGATTAGATAAAATAACAGTAATAGGAGCTGGTGGTATAGGCTCTGCATTACTACAAAACGCTGCAATAATGGGATTTAAAGAAATAACTGTATGGGACCCTGATATGTTAGAGGAACACAATTTATCCACAACATCATGGCCAGAATGTTATCTAAATCAGCCAAAAGTACATGCAGCAAATAAGACATGTAGAAATCTTAATAAAAAGATTAAAATGAATCTTAGAGAAGTTTTCTGGGAAACTGGAATGCCATTAGAGAATAAAGTATTCTTAACGCCTGACAATATGGAATGTAGGCTTGCAGTATACAATCAATGGAAAGAAAACCCAGACAGAGAGTTCTTACTTGACATGAGAATGGGCGCATTAGGTTTTGAAATAATAACTGTGACCAGAGAGTCCGATTATTTTATGGAATCTTATGTGCCAAGTTCCGCAATACCCGACGACCCCTGTACAGCTAAGCACACAATCTTTTGTGGTAGTTTAGCAGCATCATATGGCCTAGCACAAGCATTTAATGTCTTGCAAAATAGGATTTATTATGCGTACATTTGGGGGTCGTTAGGTCCTGTTAGTTTACGTAGAGAGCATCTCGTTAAACCACAGATAATTAATAAACTTGCTGTATAACGCAGCAATAATCAGAGATATATATCCCTAATTTTACGTCTAGTAGTTAGGGATACTTGTCTCTTAAAATAGGAGTCGTATGTTAAAAGTAAATACAATAAGCACGGATTGGTCAGCCGATTTACCAGGTGGAATAACATGGTATTTTATTGGTCAGCCAAAGACAGGTAAAACAACACAAGCATCAAAATGGTCACCTAAAGGTAGTGAAGGTTGTCTAGTGATAGATACTGATTTAGGTGCAGATTTTGTTGATGCTGCAAATGTTGTCACTTGTTGTGGTTTGAATCCACCTACAAGGATTCAAGAAAAAGATGGTGTGCAAGTTACTAAAAATGGTCAAGCAGTAATAGAGATAGTCCCGACAAATGAACGTGGATTTTATTATAGAGGTGGACCAGATAAAGGTAAACCATTGCACGTCTATTCATTAGCTGAAATACTAGCTGATTTAATGAAAAACTGGGAGCAATACCCTTACGATACAATCGTGATAGATACTATAGATCAAGTTAACTCATGGATAGAAGATGTAGTTAAAAATGACTTAGGTATACAAAATATGGGTGATGGCTCTTGGGGTGCAGACTGGGCAGCAGCTAAAAGAAAGAATGCAGACATTGTTAAAAAACTGCAAGATTTCTTAAAGAAAAAAGGTGGAAATTTAGTTCTTATATCTCATGCTAAGCAAACAGCAATGACAGATGATAAGGCACAATTAGCACCATCACTGCCAAGTGGTTTAGGCAGAGCACTATGTGCAAAAGCAGATGTAATCGGATATGCTACTGTAAATAAGTCTACACAAGACTATGAAGTATCATTTGAAGGTTACGACGAAAGAATGGTAGGTTCAAGATTAGCACCACTTGCTAATAAAGCTTTACCATTTGATTACGAATCAATAATAACAGAAATAAAATCCTACAAAGAGGAGGGAAAATAATATGGCAATAATGCGTTCAGAAGTAAAAAAGAGTGGTGGTGATTGGTTAGGTATTAAAACTGGCACAATCTCAAAGATAACAGATGAAGCAGCTAAGTATGACTGGGCTGATGTTTATTTAGTTATTGAGTTTAATGTAGAAGGCTCTGACTATCCAAGAATCATGAAAATAGCTGGTTCTTATGACAAAGAGTCTAATGGTCAAATTAAAGATTGTTCTTTACTTAAAAAAGTAACACATTTCTTTGATGCTATTGGTGAAATGGGTGGACCAAATCATTTAGGTCAATGGGTTAACGAAAAAGAAGAACCTATTGGAGATATTGTTACTCATTTAAATCAATATATGGGCACTAATTTGACTATATTTGTATTTAAAGAACTTGCAAAGAATGGACAGGCTTATACTAGAGTACATAATAAAGTATTAGCTAAAACTGCTAATTCTGAGAATGAATTAGAAGGCTATATCAACTTTCTAAGATCTAAAGGATTCTTAAATGAGGCTCCTAAAGATATGTCTACACCAGCACAATCGGTGCAAATGAATGGTGCAGCAAACGTTGATGGCATAGACATTGCAAATCTATAATTACATAGAGATAGCTAAGGACGCTCCAAAAAATCGGGGCGTCCTAATACCTAAAGAGGAGCTTCCAAAACACATGAACGGAGTTCCTCTATATAGGTCATTGTATATGTATGGTCAAGATGCTTATGATTATGCAGATGCACATAATAATAGCTTAAGAAATTATTATGGAGTTAGAGCAATTGATAATGTTCTAATAGACATTGACAGAGAGCAAAACACTGATGATTTTACATTAAAAAAATGTCAAGCATTAGTTTTTAGTTTAACCGATGAATTAGACCTGCAACAACATAATTTTAGGGTATATTTCTCTGGCTCTGGTTATCATATAATGATTCCTAATTCTGTTTTTAATTTTGTACCTTCAGAAGAGTTGCAATTTCAGGTAAAAGACACTATGATGAAGTTATTTCCTGATGTTGACTCAATGATATATATGAGAACAGGATTATATAGAGTTGCACATACTATAAACAATAAAACAGGTTTATATAAAATTCCCCTTACTTACCAAGAAATAATGAATAAAACGTGGCAAGAAATTCACGATTTAGCTAAGTATCCTAGAATAGAGTTTCCATACACAGAATTACATGGAGACGGCGAATTAGAGGATCATATCGTGACTGAACAGTCCATAAAAAGAACTTTGGGTAAAGTAATGGAACCTAGGAAAGTTGCAACTTGTATACAAGCTATGTACAATCAAGGACCACAACAAGGTTCTAGACACAAAACAATGCTTAGAATGATTTCTCACTATAGAAGACACGGCATACCATCAGAGGCAGCAAAAGAAATAATGCTAAAATGGAATGATGGTCAACTACATGAACATGAAGTCATAAAGCAAGTAGAATATGCATATAATAAAGGTTATCAATATGGCTGCAAAGACGAATTAATGTCTAGTCTATGTAACCCTAAATGCATATACTACAAAAGAAAAGACTATTTTGTAGACGTAATGACATCAGATAGCATGCAAACACAGCTAGAAGATCGATTAACAACTGATTTTACAGGTAGAGCTTACAATTTTTCCAAATCATTAGGTATGGAGCAAGATTGTATGTTTTACCCTGGTGACCTTATAACTATATTTGGACCAACTGGTAGTAGCAAAACTACATTGGCACACAATATTGCATTAGGTTATAATCATTATGAAGATAGAATTGACCTAAAAGCTCAAATACCTACGCTATATCTATCTTTAGAACTTGCTGGCTGGTATATGCATAGAAGAAGTCTTCAAATTGCATCAAATAAGCCAAAAGATGTTGTTACTGCAGAATATAGAAGCATCTATCCTACTGTAAAAGATAAAGTTCAGCACATAAGTGTGCAAACTGTATCACCTACACTTGACCAAATACAAACTAAAATAACTGAATTACAACCTGCTATGGTAATTGTGGATTATATTGATTTAGTTGAAACTCCGCCACATATTAAAGGCGAGTACGAACAAATTAAGCATATATCTCATGGATTATCTAATATGGCTGTTAATTTAGATGTAATTATTGTACAAGTGTCCCAGGTAAGCAGAGAATACAGTAGAAACGAAGTATTAGACCTTTATGCAGGTAAAGGTTCAGGTGCTATAGAAAATGCCTCTAGAAAGGTAATTGGCTTAAATGGTCAAGCAAATTCACCAAATAAATCAATTAAATTGTTTAAAAATACAGATGGAGAGTTGTTTGAAACGGAAGTAGAATGGACGCCATCTTTCAGATTACGGAGGACAAATGTCTAATAAACCAACAACAAGAGATCTAATAGGTACTCTTATTGATTTACAAATCGATAGAGAAAATCAAGAGCTTTTAGAGCCAGATAATACAGAGGCACTAACTACAATTGATAATGCTATTAGTGAACTTAAAAAAGAAATCTCTAACAAAGCGTCTTCTATAGACTATTTTATGGTAGAGATGAATAAAAATACAAACCTTATTGATGCTGAAATTAAAACACACATGGACGAGGTTAAAAGATTGCGTAATAGAAAA